GCTACGGCTACGGCTACGGCGACGGCTCCGGCGACGGCTCCGGCTACGGCGACGGCTCCGGCGACGGCTACGGCTACGGCTCCAAAGAGTATTGGCTGGCCACCATCGACAGCTTTGCGTCGAAATGGCCAGAGCATTTTCGCAAGAGACTAACAGAGCTACGCTCGCTAGGGGCAACCATTGCTTTCTGGCGATCCGGTAATGACGGTCAGCCATCAAACGGCGGCAAGAAGATCGAGGCCGCCGCAGCGGGCGTTATTCACACAACGAAAGGGCCGCTCAATCTCTGCAATGCGGGAACGCTGCACGCCACGTTGGTACCGCCAAAATGGGAAGGCGCGCGGTGGTGGATCGTGGCGCTCACCGGGACAGTGATCGGCGATGAAGAAAAGTATGGCGCGCTCAGTCGGGAAATTCTCGGTGAGTGTTTGTAAGGGGAAATTAAATGAGGATACTAATCGTCACCAAAGTAAAGGATGGCGGCGGCACCGAACTGCATATAACAAAGATAGCCGAGAAGTTGCGCGGTCGGGTGGATGTCGATATTGCCTATCTGGAGGACGGGTTCTGGAAGCTCTACCGCACCATCCGCAAGGGCCGATTCGATGTCGTGCATTTCTTCCTGCCGCGCCCGTACCTGCTTGGCTCGATTGCCTGCGAGTTCGCCCGTCACCGCAATCGCATCATGAGCCGACGGTCATTGACCGGATGTTACCAGACGCGGGTGATTAGGTTCATCGAACGGCTGCTACATCAGCGCACCCACATTCTGGTAGGCAATTCGCCTGCGGTGGTCGAACAATTACGAGCGGAAGCGCCCGAGGCCGATATTCGGCTGATCAGAAATGGGGTAGCCGCCCCAACCCCGCAGCCTTCTCCGGCCACCGATGAACTAGAAGAGATCGAGCGCAAGGCCTGGAAGGCCCCGCCTAGCAACCTCGACGAATACGCTAAACCCGCCGAACAGAATGCCTTTCAAAAAGTCGATGGCTTGTTCCAAATAATTTGCATTGCCAACGCCTTTGCCTACAAGGGGCTCGATGACTTGCTTGCCGCAATCCGCCTAGTCGGTCCCCAACTGCCAGAACCATGGAATCTGTGGTTGGTCGGCCGCGGAACCGAGAAATACAACTCATGGCGGGTGACAGGACTTGGCTACCGCACTGACGTCGCTACTTTGCTGGCATCCAGCGATCTGTTCATTCTGCCTAGCCATGAAGAAGGCAGTTCAAATGCTTTGCTCGAGGCGATGGCTGCGGGAGTGCCTGTAATTGCAACCGATGTGGGTGGTAATAAGGATGCCGTAATCCCTGGCCTCACCGGAATGCTGGTGCCCATACGCTCGCCAGTCGCATTGGGGGCGGCTATCGTGGCCATGGCGAGCAATCCTAACATGCGGGCGAAAATGGCGAACGCCGCCAAGGCGGATATCGCTAGGCGCTTCTCGTGGGAAAGGTGCGTGGATGACTACGAAACTCTCTATCATTCTGCCCTTGAAGGGGCGCGAGCAGTTCACTCAAAGGTTTCTCCTTCACGCTCCGAGTTCCGTTCGGCTCATTATCGCCGATGGTAGCGAGAAGCCACAGTCGTTCGAGTGGTTTGGAGAGGACAGCCCCGATTACTTCTATGCTGGTCTGGACGCTACCATAAGCCACTGGTGGTTCAAGATGATATTGGCTTTTGACCGTGTGGAGACGCCCTATGTCATGGTTGCGGACAACGACGACTTTGTCACTCGGCATATCAGCCGCAGCGTTGATTTTCTCGATGAGCACCAAGACTACATCGCACACAGCGGTCGATTGCAGGGTTTCTGGATGTGGCCCGACAAAGTCCTTGGACCGCATTACCGTACCTCAAGGCGCTATGCCCCGTTCGACGTGCCGGCCGACTACTGTGGCATCGACGCCAACCTCAGAGTGCTGGCCGGTTTTCAGAATTCGTGGTCCTATTATGCTGTTTATCGTACAGAGGCCCTTAGAAAGATTTGGACCGAAGTGCATGCCCTCAACCTCTCTAACCTTCAAGTGCATGAGAAATTCTGCGCAATGCGGGCGCTCAGTCTTGGAAAGATCAAGTGCGATCCAGCTTATACATCCTATCTTCGTCAATACGGCACCACCACGGTAGCGGGACACAATACGGACTTTGCGCTGAATCTGTTCACCACGAATTTCAGCCAGGACGCCAATCTGGTTCTCGACCAGATGGAACTGCATGGTGTCGACCGTGCCGCCCTGCGGTCTCTATGGGCCAAGTGGTTTGACGGCTACCTATACCGCAATTACGGCCCATGGGCACAGGCCCGCAAATGGGCCTCGAAGAGATGGCCAAAAGCAAAGGTGAGATATGAGCCGATTCTGCGTACTTGTGGCGTCATCCGATAGCCGCCGCGATATCTTCGATATCTGCTTTGCCAATGCAGACCGCATCTGGGCGGATTGCGATTGGCCGAAATATGTGGGGGTCAACAGCGTAACAGGGCGGCAGAATTTTCAGGAACTCGTTGCGCCCGTCGCGGACGGTTGGTGCGAGCAGGTTATACGGTACGTTAACCTGCTACCGCCTGATATCAGCTATATCCTACTGATGGTCGAGGATTGCCTATTCCTGAAGCCCGTGGACGGCAAGAAGCTCGATCGAGTCGGTGGTGACGTTTCCAATGGTGGACTCGCCTATCTACGATTGGTGCCGGTTACGCGCAATTGGTTGGGTCGGCTAGTACGAAAAGCCCATTCTGTAAATTCTTCATATCAAGCACCATTCGAACTTATTTCACCGGGAGAGCCTTATTACAGTTCCACTGAAATGGCGATTTGGGAACGCAGCTATCTTCTGGAGCAGTTGCAAAAGCCTGGCGATGCTTGGTCGTTCGAGCATCATATTTCGCGCCGTGCTCATTGGGCGGTTCGGGAACCGGTCTTTGACCAGCACCAGATTGTACACAAGGGCAAATGGCACCGCCGCGCCGCAGTCTTCTTGGCCGAGGCGTGGTTTGGTTATCCGAGTTATAAGAAGGCAATAGCCATTGAAAACAATGTATTGTCGGTTAGTAAGCGCCCCAAGCAGAGTTGGGGTTCCTTCCTGCGCGGAGAATGGCAGAACCTGAACTTTGCCCTGTTCGGTTTTGCTTCATTTAGGATCAAGCGATGGCTGTGGAGTTGATTCCTTTTAAGGACGATGAAAGAGATTAACGATGGCGTCTTACACGAGGCAGCAGGTAACCAGCGCCGCACAAACCTTCTATGAAAGCCTTGGCCCGATGGATTATCTGGCACCGGATTCCTACCGCGACCTGTTCAAGGATGCAAAAACCAAAGCTCTGTTTGTCACATTGGCGGACAAGCTGGGGCACATCAAGGACACTTATTGCAAATGATCAGGGCTGATGTGCTCTATATCGGCTATCCGCGTTCTGGCTCGACCTTCCTGCGGGCCTATTTTCGCGGTCACCCGCAGATAAACTCTGACGACCAGCAGATCGCCGAATTGCTCTACCAGCCAGCCTACAAGCCCGACCTGATCGATAAGCCGCCAGGCAAGGTCTACATCAGCTGCGACGAATCTATCGCCGAAAGCGTCTGCATTACCGGCCGGTCAGAAGTGTGGAGTCAATATCTGTACCGGCCGGGTTGCTTCAATCTTGTCCGTCATGACTTGATTATCGATCCCAAGGAGGCGGCGCGGCGGATGCGAGCGGTCCACCCAAATACCAAGATTCTGATTATCATCCGCGAGCAGGTCGACTGGTTCTCAAGCCTCTACAAAGCCACAATTACTTCAATGCCGCCCAACCAGCGTACTTTCCACGATTACTGGATAACCCCTCAAGGTATCGCCATGCGAGCGGCTGGTTACCATGATCGCGTGATCAAGGCTTGGATGGGGCTTTATGACGATGTGCTGGTGCTGCGCCATGAACGGTTGATGGAACCGGCTACGGCATGGCAGTTGTGCCGATGGCTAGGGGTCAAGCATATCCCGTTCGGGCCGCGGCGCGTCAATGAAAGCCATGCCGGCGTGGCCAAGCTGCATCGTCGGTTGCCGTTTCTTTCCCGCATGCCGCATGGAGTCAAGTCCGCCCTGAAACCACTGGTCAGATTCATCCCCGGCAAGCATTGGGTGGCGCTATCGGAAGATGACGCTAAGATGATCCGCGAGCAATACGAGGCATCGAATGAACGAACCAAGGCCCTTCTCGAAGACCTCACGACCGCCAATCTGGCTTAAAATTATGGCAGGCGTATATCTTTGGCAGCTGGCGTCGAATGGCTATCTCGACGTTGATGGAAAATATTTTTCTGACCTTGAGCAATGTCGACAATACAGCCGCGAACGGATTATCCGTCTTCATCAAGAGCATGAGGATGTTAAATGGTATTGCCACCAAGTTGAAGAACCAAAAACTAAACACCCTATTGAATTGCCTCCAGTTTATAAGAAGCCATGAAATTCACGGTCTTCACCCCGACATATAATCGCGCCAATACGCTGCGTCGGGTCTATGAAAGCCTGCTGGAACAGACATACCGAGACTTTGAGTGGTTGATTATCGACGACGGCTCTACCGACTGCACCTGCAACCTAGTTAGCCATTTCCAGAAATGCGTCGGTGGGGCGTTTCCTATCCGCTATCATGGGTTACGGCCGAATCGCGGCAAGCACATCGCCCACAATCGGGCACTGAAGGAGGCGCAAGGTGAGTTCTTTCTGGTGGCTGATAGTGATGATTGGATTGTACCTAACGCTCTTGAACGCATGGACCATCATTGGTCACGCCTACCAGTCAAGACAGATTACTGCGGAGTTGCTGGCTTATGCGCTGATCGAAATGGTAATGTTATTGGGACTCGTTATACCGCTGATATGGCCCATTCCACGCTGAGTGACCGCATATATATCCACAAAATGAAGGGCGAGCATTGGGGCTTCTGCCGCACCGATATCGCACGGCAATACCCGTTCCCCGAGCATATCAATGGCTTCGTCCCCGAAGCGGTGGTCTGGCTTGATATCGCCAAGAAGTACAAGGATTACTGCGTCAATGAGGTGTTTAGGATTTACGATAATGCGCAAAGTTAAATTTAAATTTGTTCTGCGACCGCGCGAAGAGGTAGTCAACGAATTGCTTGAGCTGGCCGACAAGTACGAGAAAGAGGGTTGTCCGCAGACTGCGGCGTTAGCCCGACAATGCGCGGAAATTCGCCGAACGCAGAAGGCGTATCAAGGAGGAAATAGCAATGGCTACTAATTGGCAGCCTTGGTTTGCTTGGTATCCGGTTCGTCTGCTCACAATGGAATGGGCGTGGTTGCGGACGGTACGGCGCCGGCCGACGATAGCCGGCGATTGGAGTTATGGCGATTACGATTACGCCAATCCATGATGAGGCGCATTGTCCTTGATCTGTATACGTTTTGTGGACACGATGTGCATGATTTTTTAATGAAAAAGCATGCAAAATTAAGATGTTTCGAGTAGTCTGTCAATACGGTGCCCTGGCGCTGATCATGTTGTGGGGTCTGGCTGCCGGGGGCATTGTGATCGATGGAATATGGATGGGCGATCTGTGGGAGATAGCAACCGGAGTTATATTGCTATTGTGGTGGGTTCGCTTACTTTGGCTTTGACGGGCTATCTCAGTGGCAATACACCATTCGCTAAGGAGAGGTTAGTGCGGCATGTCCGCCTACTACAACGAAAATGACCCGTATGCCGCCCAATGGCTCCGCAACCTCATCGCCGCCGGCTTCCTCCAAGACGGGGACGTTGACGAGCGCAGCATCGCCGATGTGCCGTGGCGCGATCTCAGGGGCTACAGCCAATGCCACTTCTTCGCCGGTATCGGAGGCTGGCCGCTTGCCCTCCAACTCGCCGGCTGGCCTGACGGCAGACCTGTTTGGACGGGTTCTTGCCCATGTCAGCCCTTCTCCCCCGCTGCTCGAGGTCGGCAAGATCGGCGGCAAGACACTGAAAGGAATCTTTGGCCTTATTGGAGACAGATCATCTTTGAACTCGCGCCTAGCACGATCTTTGGTGAGCAGATTGCCCAGGCCGGAGATTGGTTCGATGAGGTCTGCACTGACATGGAAACGATGGGTTACGCCATCGGGGCGTCGGTTCTTACGTCTTGCGGTGTCGGTAAGGACCATACGCGGCCTAGGCTTTACTTTGTGGGCCACTCCGACCGCGACCGCCAATCAAGACGCGCCATCCATGATGAAGCATCCCGGTTGCCGGGGGATCGAAGTGTCACCGGAGAAATGGTGCTCAAGAATGGGTTATCCGCTCGCGTGGCTCAACTTAGCGCCCTCGGTAACGCCATTGATCCACAGCTCGCCGCCCAATTCATTCGATCAGCAACCGACGCAGTGAGGGGAGATTAACGATGGCGCAACCCGCATCGCGCTCTTACCAATGAGCAAAAGCCATGATATGGTGGATTGGTAGTAACTCGCTTGCCGTAGTGATTATAGCAACGGTCATTTGGTTTGCCATCTGCTTCGTCGCATGGTGGTTAGGGTCACATCCTACCGTCTAGAAGTGGTCTGCATAAGGAGTTAACAATGTTTGTTGAAGAAAAGCCGCTAGTATTACCCCGTGCTCACCCGATTCAACCACGCACTGCGGAGGATGTGCTGCTTGCGGCGGCGCGGCTCATCGAGGAACGCGGTTGGAGTGCGACGGGTCATAAATATCACAATCACGGCCCGGTGTGTCCAATCGAGGCGATCGGTGAGGTGACGAGAGAGCAGCCAATACGAGACGAGGCGTTTCGGCTACTAGGTGATCACATAGGAAGAGAAGCATACCCCCGTACTAGAGATTATATTTACCAGCGAATAGGGATTGTCCGCTGGAACGAGCGCAGCACGGAGGACGAGGTCATCGCCACAATGCGTGCGGTCGCGAAGTCCAGCGCGCATTACTCATAGAAGATACGAAGTCCTAGCGCTCGTGCCAAAGCCCATTCGGCTTGAGCGCCGCTAGAATGTTCCCAGCCTTTGAGCATGTAAATTGCCGTCGCCTCACGGCAAATATAGCCGCACTCTATTCCTAGCATTTCCCGCAAACTCATGCCGGCAACGTCAAGGTCGGTCGGCGAATAGACCGTCCAGCCGTCGCGCCGCAATTCGGCGGCGGCACTCCCGAACGCTGCCTTGTAATTTGGGTTGCCGTTAATCGGCCCGGACACATAGATATTACCCTTTATTGCCATCCTCGTACCCACAGCACAGCGCTTGCCAATCCCCCTGGTCGTCGTCGTCTTCTTCGTCATCGAATGGATCATCCGCCAGGAACGGATAATAGGATCGGCGTAGCCGCTTTTTAAGCGAGGTTGACCGCTCTGGGTACTTGCGTAATCGGTCCATGGCCGGGGCTCCATCGGTTGTTACCACGACCTTCACGAACATAATACCCACGATTATAATATTTAATCATATCCGGCTTCATGCTGATGATTGCCCCAGTTTCCGGGTCTTGCTGTAGCTGTAGTAGCACGCCACCGAGATGGGCTTCGATATGGCGAGTGCGCAGAAACGGCGTCTGATCCTGGCTGCACCCCGTTTGAACGTACCAGCAATTTCGGACATTGCCACACTCTAATTTGTGATAGTGGCCGAACAGGGCTACCGCAGGTTTTTCGCCTCCTTCGTAGCTTTCGACAAACTTTTGTGGCTTATAACTCAAGGCATAAGCGCTGCCACCGCCTGGATGGGCTACCCGCAGAATGGCCGAAACGCCAGTATTGGCGTTGGTCAGCAGGATATCGGCCTCGACATAGCCCAGGCAAGTCCATTGATGACCAGCCTTGCGCATAACCGCCTCGCAATGGCGGCCAACATTGATGCCCTCACGCTTGATATACCAACCTTCGTGATCCGCCCCGGTTACGGCATAGGTGGGAACTTTGGTCTTGGGATACTGCTCAGCCAGCAGGTCAAGTTGATTATCCATACCGACCACTTCTAGGTCATAGCGGTTGAATGGCGCTTCGGCGTCGATCCAATTGCCGGTGTCCAGAATGGCAAACGCGCCGAATTCCTCAGCGCGTCTTGTCAAATCGGTTCTGACGTCCCAGCGGCAGTATTTCGATGCGGCATGCAGGTCGCCAAACGCGCCAAACCTGTATATATTATTCTTGTCCGATTTGATTTCCCAGATTTGGTCGCCATGACTGCCGATTTGCGGGAGGTGGTCTACGGCGAATGGGGATTCCTTGTTGGGATGTTCCGGGTCTATGTTGTTGGCGTTGGCCGCCATCATGCGGCGGCGCAGTTGACGGTCGCTTATTCCCAGATGCGCCGCCGCTTCCTTCTTGCTGCTGAATCGCCCAACCGCACTAGCGGCAGCGCCCATTTCGGACGCGCCTAGCGGTTTACCACTTGGCATTTGTCCTGGCCTTTATGTGACAGCTAACGGCTTTTTATTGTTTGTGCTGCAGTTACTTTCCTCTTGTTATCAGATAAATAGCAAGGGCTGCAAGTGCGCTAGAACCGGCGACTATGTAACCCCATGCCTCCTTCAGGCCGCCGCCATGGGCTTGCATGGCCAGAATGGTCGCCTGGAACTCATGTAATCGTTTCTCAAAGAAGTTTACCTTTTCCTCTAGGGCCGAATGCTGGGCGTTATATTCGGCCCTAGGCAGCAGCGTGCTGGCTTGGTCGGCCAGCGTAGCGCGGAACTCGTTAACCCCTTCAAATCGCCGTTCGGTGGCGCTCTCCGCCTTGGTAATGGCCTTCTCGGAGGTCTCCAGGGCTGAACGAACGGCCTCATCCTGCGATGCCGAGCGCTGGGCATAGCGCATATCGCGCTCGACCATCAGTTCCTTGAAGGCCGTAAAGGCGGCTTCAAGTTTGACTATTCGGGCAGTCAACTGGCCATTGCTATAGGTCCTTTCACTCATCTGGCCTCAACGGTGATGGTATATCGCGACCGGCCAACCGGCTGAATGCTGACGAAAGTCACATGAACAATCTGGCCGTTGACGTTAATGTCGGTGCTGCTGCCGGGATAGAGGTTCATCGCCCGCTTGACCTGCTCGAGGCTAGGCGCAGCAAAGGCGCTATGCAGCATGGCTGCCACATAAAGAATGACTATCAGAGCTAGGGTCCAGGCGATAAACCGCTGCATCCTACTCCCCGGTCAATTGGTGGTAATCGTCTTGCAACTTGGCCCAGTCGAACCCTTGCGGCGATATCCCGCTGGTCTTGAGCCGTTCATGGCTGATGATAACGGCGCCCTGGTCCATGTATGCCTGAATCCAGTCGGGGGTGACTGCCTGGAGCCGCCCCCACGTCACGATCAGGTAATTGCCAAGGGAATTGCGCCCGACGCACGGAACATAATGGCCGCCCATGAGGCTGGCACCGGACATGACCGACCAGACTTCCATGCTGTTGAACTGCTGTTCGGCACTGTCGGGTAACTTGATCCCCACGCCCGCGACACCAAAGAGGAAAACCGCCAAATCGAGCGCATGCAAATCGCCTGGCTTCAATTCCGTATAGAAATCAATCTTATGGCGTTGACCGAGCGTATCGGAAATCCCAGTCTTCTGCCGGTAATGCATGCCGTCGAGCAGGTCAGTGCCGATATCGTCAGTTGTTCCCGTGGCCTCATGATAATCATGGAAGGCCGTTCGGGTGGTGAACATGGGGATATTGCTGTCGGCATCTGCGCGCAGCATCATGCTTTCATGGCAGGCGCCGGCCCAGAAGCAGTCGCCTTCCTGGTCGTTCCCGAGCATGCCCCATTGCCGCACTAGCCATGGACGGCCAAAGGCAGTGGGGACAGTCGGCACGTCGGTAGCCTTCAGGTAGCTACCGAACTGCATTTTGATGGAACCGGGGCGTGGTGCATTTAGCCCCAGTTTGAACATCGCGGGGCGTGGTGCATCGAGCCCCGTTTTATTCATCATCGAACGCCATATCCGCTGATTGGGATAACGCGGCCATTGATAACCACATTACCGGCAATGGTGGGTATGCCGGATAGCCTTGCGGCGTGCAGGCGAGCCGCTACGACGGGGGGGGGCCCGGCCGGTATCATCCCACATATCGCGCTGGCGACCGCCTGTACGCCCGCCGCTCCCGCAGCAATGGCCATGGCACCGGAGGGGTAGAACACCGCCGCAATCGCCTCAATCGAATTGGCGGTGGCAATGAAGCCCGGCAGCAGGCCGCAGCCCTTCGCCAGGAGGGCGTTGACCTTGTCGACGAAATTCGACCATTCCTGCTGAAACTGGGCGATTTGGGTCGAGGTGCAGCCGGCCATGGCTACCGCAGGGATAGCCAAAACGAGCAGTTTACGGCGGTTCATCATGAGTTGAACTCCTTGATGTTCTCTTCGGAAAGGAATGGGTTGAGCAAAAGAAGCAGGTCCGCTGGCGTTATCCGGTTCTTTGCCGGAATCAATGTATATGGGAAAAAGTGGCTAGCCTCTAGCGCCCAAGCTATAAATTCTGAACAAAACCAAGCGCCGTGGTCGCGCCAGTCACGTTTAGGCGCATGCCCCATATCCTCGAGGAAATTATACAAGGCGGAGTTGTCAAACGGCTTGCCAATCTGTTTCCGAGCCAAATCAATAATTGCATCCGCACCCCCGGTGTGTAATCGGGCGGTCTTGGGTGGCTTCAAATAAGGCCACATACCTACCGGCCGCATCTGCACGCCGCCGATATCGTTAATCTCACGGTCTGAACCGGAAACGCCCAGCAACCCCTCACCGGGCACTACCATGTCGACGTGTGAGAACTCGCTGTGGCAAAGACGGCGGATCACGCCGCTAGTGAACGCAGTCGAGGTTGAGAACTGGATATGCAGTTCAAGCGCCAACGACTTTGCCGGTTTTGTTGTTCAATACCGACCAGACTGCAGCAGCAACGGCAGTAACGGCTGTGATGATTAGCCCTGCGGTCTCACCGCTGATGATGTTCTTGGCCGCGAAATACCCCACGATTGCCGGGACTATTGCGCGGACGATGCCGGTAAATTGGTCATAGTTCATGGTACGGTCCTTGCCTTTTCGGCGGCATCGAGTGCATCGTCGACCATCTGGATGATAACCGCCTTGCCCTCGTCGGAATTGACTTTGTCCGCCACTGCCTGCTGGTACATGAATGGGAGCCGGGGTAAAAGTTGACCAATGTCGCGCCTTACCACCGCTACGGCGGCATGCTGTTCCGCCGGGCTAACGGATTTCAGTCTCATTTTAATTCTCCGCACGGTGCGACGTGATTAGATTCTGCTCGATCTGCTTGATCTTATGAACTCGGTCTGTTTCGGACTTGTATATCTGCTGTCGCTCTTCGCTCTCGATCTTCATCTTACTTAGCTCGAACGCATGCTCTGCATCCGTCCTGCTTTGATACTTGGCAATGAAGCCAGTCACAATGATAGTGATACCGCCACCAAGCCCAATCAGCACTGCGGCGGCTGGCACGTCCACACTGCCAACTAACCATGAAAGCATTTTAGTCTCCCGGTTTAGCGATCACGCGCTCGATCTCGGCTAAGAACATTGCCTGTGACCGCTCGGTCTCGCCGGGGTGCATGTCATAGCGCGCTGATAAATACAGATTTGTGCGATGGTTGTGCGGGGCCAGAACCCATTGATAATGACCAAGACCCAAAGTTCCTGGCCATGCTGGGTTGTAGACCTCATGGGCAAACAGAACATTGGCTGGAATGGGGACCTTGGCACCGTACTCCGATGCCTGAAAGCCCCACATGCCGTGAATGGTTCTGTGCGACGTATAGGCCGCGACGACTGTGGCATTATTTGCCCCGAGTGATGAACCCCAAAGCAATAATACCGCGTCTCCAGGGGCCGCATTAAAGTCGGCGACAATCTGGTTAACATCGTAATGGTTATAGGGTGATAATCCGACATCCACACCGAGCGCCGCCACTTTGGCAGAAAACTCCCGCTCGCCGGGGTCCGTCACCGGACCAAATTGCCCATACATCCCTCGTCCGATAACTGGTCTGGTCATTGGCATACCATCGTCTGCGTTGGCGTCGAAGTCCAGATCGTGGTCACAGTCGGAGAAGGAGAAATTGTAGTACCCGGCGGCCATGGCGGCGGCCAGTACGGAACAGTAGGCGAAGTCGGCCAATATGGTCCGGCATTATGCCTTCCGCATGTTGGACAATAACCACAATTTGGACAGGGGGATGGGTTAAGTGGATAGTTCATCGTTTTTTCCTTCGCTTCGAGCCCAGGGCAGAGATAAAGAACAATCGACTTTCCGCGGCGCGGCGGCGAACCAAGCCAGTCAATACTCGCCCGCCCGCGTGTACCCACATCATGAAGTCGTCATGCACGTGACCTAGCCGCCGAGCGTTGATGTCACGCAGCAGGCTCGATCTGTGCAGAGCGCCAGTATTGAAATCAAAGCTTACCAGGGCATCGAACTGATTCTGATTGATGGGATAGCTTACCACACGATTGACCTCGTTTTCCACTGAATGCAGGTCGGCGGAAAGAATATCGTCGGCCTGCTGTGCCGTTATGCGCTGACCGGGATAGACCCGAGGCGGACCCGCAGCTGTCGTGTGACCATAGCCGATTGTCCAGACCCCAGTGCCGTCATTGTAGGCGTGCAGGTTTAAGCCTTCCCAGCCTTCAATGAACTTGCGGCCATTGTCCGAGGTTTTCACGACGACGGCAGCACAAAGACGCAATAGCCGACGATATTAGTATTGGGGATACCACGATAGGTCATGGGGCTAGTGCAGACATGGCAGGAAGCGTCCAGCGTCGGTTTTATCGCCCGATGTCTAAAGGTTATGCCGTGCCACTCAATTCCATCTTTGGTTTCTACCAATTCGTCGCAAGGAACCGGACGGCAATCGGAACCACCACAGCATTCGGGTGGGTATGCCATGCCACTTGGGGCATTGTGGGCATTGACGGCTGTTGACCACAACAGAAGCGGGACAATTAGCCGGGATAGTTGCACTGCAGAACCATGTTCGTCGGCGACCCGGCAAAAGCACCGCCTTGGCCATTGGTACTCTCAACAGAGGTAAATGTAGTAATCCCTAGCGGGGATGTTGCGTAATTCGTAGCCACCATATTACCGCCATTGGCTTCATTTGCTGCGCCGGTAAGTGAAAGGAATCCCTGCGTTCCTCCCGTCGGGGTAATGTTGCCGATGTTGAGCGCAATTCCTGTGCTCAATAGGGTAAGACTGGTATTAGCGCTGTTTTTCATTACGTTCTGAATAAAGATGCAAGGAACTTGCTGTTCTGGGAGTCCCGTCAACGTCGTAACGGCATTACCGGGGGTCGAATTACTTGCGCGCCAACCCACACTGCTGTCGGTATAAGTAACTGTCGGGTCACCGGCCTGGAGTCTCAGCGGTTGACGATTATAGGCGTTCCAGACGCTCCATGTGCGGTTTTGGCCCCATGATACATAGTTCGATACTTGTCCCGCGGTCTGATCAATAAAGATTGAGCCGACATAGGTCGCCTGATTAGCGGAAACTGTATAAGAATTGGCGCCATTATTGCCGGTAATTTGCACTGCATTGACCCATAATCCACTCACACGCTGCAACTGCGTAGTGCCGGCGCCAGTGCCGCGCGCTCCAGTTCCGGCTGCCGAACTGGTCCAAGCTGGGCCAGTCACCAAAACCGGTGTACCGCTATTGGAGAATATGAAGACATCGTAAATGGTGTGGCCAAGATTACTGGCCGATAGAGCCAAGGTCAGCTGCGATATGGCGAATATCGTATAGCCGGTGCCGTTCCAAATCGGGACCGCATTGCCCACATACGGCGTATAATACACGTTCGTTGAAGCAAGCGTGTCGGCGGTGATGATTGGGTTTGATGAATCGCTGCTTAACGTAAGATAGCCCTGCGGCTGCGGGACTGCGGTGGTAACGACGCCGCCGCTAGTCGCGGGTGCGCATGGCGTTAATAGCAGAAACGCCGCAGCGCTCGAAGAATAGACCACGCTAACCGGATTGGTGGCGGTAATGCAGCCGCTGGTCAACGCAATCGGTCCAGTGCCGCTTTGCGCCTTAACGGCGATGGCGCCGCCACCGGAGACACTGAGCGTGGTCGAGGCGGTATTGGTATTGAGTGCAATGAAATTGATAACGCTGCCGTCGGTGCTATTAAAGCCGGCGTCGGTTACGGTGATGGCGTTTGGCGTGCCGCCCGAGGTGCCAGCCCAGAATACGGCATTCTGCGCCGATGTGTCGGTAGTGATGACGTCGTATAGCAACGTACCGGTAGTAACGCCGCCGACCACCGGGCCGGTATAAATCTGCTGCCGATATGAACCCGTGCCGTAGATGACGGCGCAGCCGTTGGCATCAAGCTGGATGGGGTTGGTGTTCAGCGTGACTTGGCCGCTGTCCTGCCAAGTATTCTTTGCCGTGGTCGTGCTCGGGATGAACATATTCACCGAACCGGACGAGACCGGCCCAGTGGCCTGTTGAAAGCAGGTCTCCCCTGGAGGCAAAATTGTGGTTGCGGCTTGCGCCGGCCACGCCAATAATGCCAGTAAAAGACTAGCCGCGGCGCGTATAAGCATAATTATGCCGTATGTTCTGGTTGAAGTATCGGCCTTTGCTATCGGCATCGCAGAATGCCTGATAGCGTTGGTTCGATACGTTGAAGTAGTCATAAGTGCGGCCGGAATTGAATTTGACGGTCATTCGCCCGAGGGCGTTGTTATAAGCCACATCGGCAATGGCGCTGCTGTTAACATTGTCGCAATGCTGTGAGCCCTTGAGATAGCTGGGCCCCATGGGGAAGTCTTGGGCGACCCGCCGCCGTTGCATCTCCAGTTTGGCCGACGCTTGGTGCAGGAACCGAGTGAGGGGGTCGGCCCAGACATTGCTCTTGACGCCTGGTTGCTGCGGCTTGAGACCGGCAACGGTTTCGAGCCCCTTGACCTTGCGGACGTGGCCGACCTTCTGGACGCGGGGGACGCGAGCCATCAGGGCGTTTCTCTCATGGAACTACCAACCCTATTCACAAAGTCCATGAGTTTGGCTCCCGCTTCTGGTCCGACAGCTTGGGAAGCTAGAGCACCCGCAAGACCATAACCGGAACCTATAAGAAGATGCTTCGTCGCCGAAGGAATCCCTTTGGTTATCAATGATTTTAGTACCTTTGCGGCACCAAGCGCAGCGCCGGGGCCACCAAGAATCCCCGCCATGTTGGCCAAGGTTTCACTGCTGGGGCCTACCTCATTCAGAGGCCTTTCCATTGCTGGAGCATTGTACTTTTGCTGCGGCAATTCCTCAAACTCACCGGCCACCCTGGCGTTTGGCGAACCCAGTGCTGGTTCGCTTTGTGCGGGTTGTGTGGGTTTAGCTGGCTGTTCGAATTGTGACAGGAAATCGGGCTCAGACGCGCCTTTTCCCGCTGGTTTCTCAAATTGAGACAAGAAATCGCTACCGCTATCGGATTGTGCGGCCCCACCATAGAACTTGGTTTGACCGATTTGCTGCGCTGTCTTGCCCTTGGTCCATTTGGGCGGCGGATCCATGCTGGCGGCATGGAAGTTAGTGGCACCACCAGTCGGGTCGGCAATGCTGCCAGATGCTAGGCCATCCACGATATTGCGTGCGTCGGCATAATCGTCGGCCGCATAGCGATAAAAACCGCCCTTCTTGTTCTGGGTCGCCGCGAACTGCTTAGGCTGGAATACGACACCTTTGACCGAATCCGCATACCCCGGCTGGCCAACACGATTCAAAGCAGTGGCAACCACTCCGGCCCGTTCTTGCGGGTCGGAACTCGCCTCGCCAAGCGCAAGCCGCGTCAGCAGGGCGCGATCATCGTTAGATAGGGTTGAAGTTGACCCATCCACGTTTTTGATAATCCTCTGCGTGCTGATTCAGGGTCTTGCGCTGGGCGTCGGTCATTTGCTTGCGAAACTCAACCCGCTCATCCTGAGACATCTTTGCGTATTGGAATACTCTGGGGTCAAATTGTTTGATGTCGACGGTCGACCCTGGCTCTTTGCCGTTAAGCCAAGAGAGATATCGCCCTTCTTGCCCCTGGTTCGCGCTGATCCAATTTTCCCATTCGCTGGCAATACGGCCTTCCGCATCATTGGTCCCTTGTAAATAGTGAGTCATGCCAGCGCGTCCCAGCTTCGACAGATCCAATTGCGGGTTGGCACCATAAGCATTGTGCAAAAAGGCATCGCTTGGATGGCTGCTGGTTGCCATCTGCGATGTAATCATATTGGCAATTTTGTTATAACCTTCGGCACTTGCCAAATCTTTTGCCGCGGGACTGTTCTCATTGCCGAATGCGCGTTGCCAAAGCTGCTTCAGGCGCTTTTCGATGTCTGCCGTTGGCGCACTGATTTCGGTTGCTTTGCCAAGTTCATCCAGGGTTTGCAGCATTGCGGTGGTCTGGGCACGACGCGGCCCTCCCCCTAGCAAGTCCGCCGCCATATCTCCCGAAGTCTTGATTGTGGTGGCAGTTGCACTGGGAACAGTAGACATGGCCCTGCCAGTGCCAGGGGCCGTAAGAACATCGTTAGTGCCTGGTGCGGCTTGCAACCCGCGTTGCATAAGCGCCTTTTCTGTCGGTGACACCGGCACCGGCTCGCCGCCTCTACCAGCCACTGTATCCATAGCTGGCGGCTGACCGCCAGTCAGCGTTGATTGCCAACCAACAAGAGCCCTTTGCAGGTTCTTCCGATCAGTTTGCCTATTCCCGCTTGGCGGCGGCAAGGAACTTAGGAAGTTTGCCGCTTGGTCGGCGGGGACACCACCCTGAACGGCATTCATGACAAGATTGGTAACCTTATCATGATTAAGGTCGGCGTCGTCAGCATGGTAAGCAACCATGTCCGCTGTTCGGCGCAATTGTTCCATCTTGGTGCCGGTTACAGCACCGCTGGCGTGCGCGAGTTGACCGGCTAACTCTGGCGTCATGAAGCCAGGTGCGTCGGGCCGCATAAGCATTTTCGATGCAGCGTTGAGATCGCCACCGCTGGCGCGTATGGCATCGGACACGGCAGACTGGGTTTGCAATGCGCGCGACGATTGCACCAAACTCATTAACCCCGGCAAGGTCATGCCGCCAAGGCCTTCGTGCTGATAAATTGAGGTGTCGGGCGATAGATCAGGCACGGATTGGTATTCCTTTAGTCGGTTGCGCCGAACGCTTCGGGGCCGCCTTCAGCCGTTTAACCGCGCCAGAGACCAAGGCGGAGCGATCCTGATCCGATGGGGCCATTTCTTGCTCTTGCTGTTGTCCAGCGACGGCATGATGCTGCAGCAACATCAGCATTGCCTTATCGTTCTTCTGTACATGTTCCTCGATCCATTGTTTCTGTTCCAGCGGATCTGTGGGCAGCGTCTTTAGTTGCCCCATGACATCGGGCAGTGAAGCGTAATCGTCGCTGAGCGCATCGGCCATCAATTCGTAGACCTCTGACCGCATGTTCCTGGTGCCGGCTTCCGGGTCCTTCAACATGGCGGCCCAGCGTTGGCGGAAGAAATTCATATGTTGCAACAGCGCCGCAGTTTCTTGGCGCGACGGTCCTTGCTGCGCACCTTGCTGCCCGCCACCGCCCTGAACAAGACCCTGCAATCCCGACGCCTGGTCAGTGCCGCTAGTGCCTTGCACCGCGGGTGGCTGCGTGTTGCCGGGTTGGGTGACGAGTGAGTTGAGTGCTGGCATCTTCTACTGCTGGGGAAGGAGACTTGTGCCTGGGGGCAGGCTGGGATTGGCATTTGCAACTTGCTGAGTTTGCTGCCAATCCGACCCGAATCCACCGCCGCGTAGCGCATTGAACAGCAATGCATTACTGAGATTATTGCCGACACCTCCCGCAGCGCCAGCCAGAACATTGCCTTGGCCGAGCGCCAGCTGTGCCTGGCTTTGTGCGCCACCCGTAATAGTATTCGAAATCTGATTCCCCGCATTGCCAGCCGCTTGAGCACCTGTTCCGTAGAGCTGGACTAACGGATTGGTGAGTGTCGAGAATTGCTGTCCGGCCAATTGGCTCTTAAGAGTACCGCCCGCTACTGCCGTGCTGCCGGAAATCCCAGTCTTGCCCGCCCCCGCAGAAATACCATAATCGGCCATTTGACTGGCAAATTGGGCCCCCGGCAGCGACTGGAATGCCTGGTTTTGATTTGGCCCTGGCGTCAGCAGGCTCTGTAATGTCGGCTGCAAGCCTTGGCTGAAGTTCACAAATGGCGTTTCCAGCTTGTTGATGGCGCCAATTGCCTGCTGCTGTCCCTGCAAGACGTTCTGCGAGGCATTCTGTATGGCTTGCGACTGTTGACTGGCGCCGTATATCGCGGCACCAGCCCCGATAACCGCTGAACCGGCAATTGCGGTAGCTACGAAAGACATGGTCGCGCCATATCGGTCAAGAACTCTTGATATTCTTGCTCGGTATCACACGACAGATCGCGTTCAATTTCATCGGCATCGGTCTTGAAGGTACCGTGCGCAGTTATGAATATCGAATCCTCCAATGCTCGGCCGACCCGCTTGATGCCGGCAGGAGATACCATGACCCTTGGGGCGGCGATCTTGACGATTTCACCATCAACTAGCAGTTCCATCTTACCCTTGCTGAGCAATGCCAGACATGGATATTTATGGATCTTGCCGACCACAATCATGTCTTTTGGAATATGCAATTCGCGCATATAGACGCCATAGGCGAAGTGATGCCGCACCGTGAAATCCTTGGCCGTCAGGTGCGCCGGGTGCTCCATTATCCTTTTTTCAAAGTTGACGACATCGGCGCGAGTAATCGCCTTTGCCGTCAGTGCCCTTTCTAATATCGCTACGCTTAATTCATTCATTCATAAGCCTTTACTATGACGTCAAGGATGATAGCGTCGTCGCCGGATTTGTTGATCAATACCGCCTCTTCGCTCGCCAGCCACCACACTTCACCAGCATTGAATGGCGGGCATTCATCGCCAATCATGCACAGCAGCTGCCCGGAGAGAACCGAGACATAGCGCTGCTCGGGGGTCGCCACCAACACCATCTTGGCGTTGTGCTCGACACGGTGCAAGGAGGCGTCGACCAGCTCTAGACCGTTGTTGACCTGCATAATACCTAGCGCCATTTTCTTGGCATCATGGGGCAGCGGCGCTCCTGAAGCAAAGACCGCTTCCTGATTGCGCATGATTTCAGTCATTAACGGCAGATTGAATTGCCCTTGCAGAACTCGCCAGAACGATCGCATGTCATTTACCCCAATGTTATGGTCTTGTAGAATGTGCCTCCGGTGCCAGACAAAAGGCTCGGCACCCAGAATATCTGCATCGTACCTGCCGCCAGAACATAAGGCGCATTGACCGCCAATGCATTGATTTGTCCCTTTGACGCCGGGTAGACATTCAAATTGCCGCTGGTCGCATTATGAACCCAATGCAATTGTCCCGGCTGCAGGCCTTTCATGACAACGCCGCCCGAGCCTTGCGTCACATGATTGAAATCGTCGGTCAGCAATGTTGCGCTGGCTTGGTTTATACCGGCCGCCGTCACCGCCCCCTTGCTCGAGTTTGGAATGCCGCTGGCGCCGCCAGTGCGCTGGAACAGTGACTGCAGGAAGAACGAACCCTCGTTATTGAGCGAACCATCGCCTTTGGTCAATTTAAGCTTGTTGGCAATGAACTGGTGCGGATTGAGCGGTATGACCATTATTCGTAGCCTGGCGCATCCTCTATGTCGGCGAATACCCCATTGAGCGCAGTGCGCATTGGCCCTTCCCATTGCAACTCGGGTACGAAGTCGTATCCCATTCCGCAGCGATTGAAAGTCGGCTTAGAATTGAAAGCGCCAGGAACGCCCAGGGTCTGGATGCTGTGCGTGGTGAAGGTAAAGCCGCGGTCGCGCGATATCCGCAGGAGAACGGATGGCCCGCTGGTGCGGGTTGGGCCGGTATTGGACCCAGTACCGCATTCCATGTCCGCCATAATGCGCCAGACCGTGAAGGGGTCATAGTTCTGGTTGTTTAGCAAATGCGGGAAGCCGCGGCGATAGACGATAGCCTGACCGGCGTCGGTATAGGCATTCTCGTCAATCTGGTAGAGTTGGCCGTTGGTCCAGTCGATGGTCAGATTCAGCCCATAAGCATAGGCCTTGAACAGGTCCAGCGATCTGTGCTGCACCCCATTGATATCGAAATGGGCCTTTTCGTGCCATTCTTGGCTGATGCCGTCATAGACCCAAGTGCGGTCGGCGGTCGGGAAATGCCATTCGACAAAGTTGTGGCCGCGAATTTGATATGTCGTGCAGATGCAGTCGGCCACGGTTGGATAGGTCAGCCATTCGTGCTCGATGGCATGCGTCGATATCTTCTGCGCCTGGTTGGTAATGCCGGCCCCTTGCATGGCCAATCTGGCGCCTTCTGGGCTTTCCGATAGCCAGTAGATATTCACATCCTGCCGTGTCACTGCATAGGGCCCAGCAACGCCGTGCTCGACAATGCTGCCTGAAATCAACGTGAACGGGAACGGCGCCAGTCCCGCGTTATACCAGACCTCGCCCTTGTACTTGCCGAATATCCACACTTGCCGCTCGTTGACAATCAGGGTCTGAATCAGGTCGGGCCATGCAGTTTTCTGTCCAACGAATAGGTTATTGAATGTGTTGGAATAGAACTGCGTACAGTACCAGACGATGGTATTCGGCTTGTTGAATATCACGAAGCCGTCAAGGAAATCCGTCCGCGTGCCGCCAAAGAAGTTCGGGTCGGTTATTTGGGTAAACACTTTCGTTGTCAGGTCAATCTGGCCGCCAAAGTTGGTGCCATCGACCAGAAACACGGTAATACCGTTATCCGTAACAATGACTGGCGTTGTCGCCGCTGCCGGAAGCATGCCGAGCAGCGTAAAGTTATAGTTGATATCGATGGAATAAACGCCCTGGTTGATGACACAGAACAGGTCCCCAGTAGTGGCAGCATAGAGCGCCCGACCCGTTCCGACAGGGGATTGCGGCACTCCATCAATGGGCGGCTTGAGCGCAGTCAGTCCCGGCCGCGAATAGTGCGTGACCGGGACCGGAGCTTGCGCCCTCTCTGCGTTAACCTCGGGATAGAGGTTAATCGAGCGTTGGGCCCCCGCAATAACGGAGGCCTGCTGGTACGCCCCGCCAAGCAAAGGTATGCGGACCATGCATCATCTGCCGGATTGGCACCACCAATTGCCGCCCTGCGGGACATAGCAGTCCGCAGATAGGCCGTTGGTCAAAACATAGGTAGCGGTGGCTGGGGTACTGGTGCCGGATGATATCGCTCCCTCGACGTAGTCGATGCCGCCGGGGGTGAACGGATTGTTACCGTTGCCGAATAGAAACACGTTCACTCCGGTATTGTTGACAACGAGGATGTTGGCACCCGGCTTGGCCGTCGGCATGTTCAAAGTGCCAGTCACTCCTACGGCGGCGGTCAGGAAGTTGAAGCCTGGCTGCAACAGCGTCGAGGTTGTATTCCCGGCCGCTACAGTAAGCGTTGTGAACGAGAAAAAGTTGCTGAACGTATTATTCTGCAGCCCTTGCACGACGCTATCGAGGTTGGTCGTCGGGTCGCCAAGCGAAGGTCCAGAGACCGACGGCCGCGGTATAACTACGCCAGCATTGGCATAAAGCGCGCCCACCAAAACCAAGGCGAACACACCACCGAACGCACGAGCAAGACGAAGAGCCTTCATGGCTGTCCTCCTGGTTTGGTTGTAGTCGTTATTAACTACAACTAATAGCTGGTATCGCCAAACACGTTATAATGGCTCGGCCGCCTCAGTATCGACGGCATGACCAACTGCGGAGCCGCAACCTGAGACATGCGCATGGTTTCGAGACTGTCCTTGGCCAGCGAGTTCAGTTCTGGGTCTGGCCGTAGGCCCTTGCCATAGGCTTGGCGCAGCCTGCGAGCCAAGTTGTAGACCATCGCGGCGCGGGCGACTGGGGCCAAGTTGGCCAGACTGGTATTCAACGGCAGCAGCAGCGGAAACACGTTCTTGACGATAAGATGCATTTCGTAAATCGATGCTTGCGGCCACGGATAGAAATACACGTTTCCGACCGGCGTTTCCGGCTGGTAGTACCAAGCCTTGGGGAAGGCCACCAATTGCTTGAGTGCAATCTCGGCGTAGCTTTCGGCCGCCGGTATCAATTGCAGCGACTGGTCAACCGGCTGGCCGGACTGCGGCAGAATACGAATATAGGCCTGCTCGACCCGGTCGGGCCGTTCCGTCGCGGTTACGATTTGCGCATTGGTGGGGGTAGTAGTGCCGGGAAAATCCAATGGCCCAATGGTGTAAGGCGTGGATTGCCCAGTAGAAAGCACGCTTACGTCTATCTTATCCCATACCAGCCAAGTCTTGGTATTCCATTGCGCCAGCATGTAGGAAAGTTCATTCTGGGCATCGATGACGTCATCGCCCGAAGCAACCTGTCCAGGGCCAATAACACCACTGCGACGTAGCCCCGATACGATGACCTCATTAACGGTAAAAGTGCCGTCAATTGCTGACATCGGTTACCGGTTTCTTGTTCTTCGAACCCGGTGGGCGGCCCTTGCGCTTTACTGATGGTTCGTCAATCCATTCCGGCGAATGCACGACTTTAATGCCGCTGCGGCGATATGACGGTGTGTCCGCAGTTCGTACCGGAATGGCAACGGGCGTCGGCGGCAGGTATGGTTCACTCAAGCCGAGAAACTCCAATATCCGTTGCTCTTCTGCGGCGTCCTTGACAATCACCGGCTCATTGGCCAGTGGCGCCAAGCCCTCGTCCACCATCTCGATGGTAGCCAATACCGGAATTGGCGAATGCAGTACCGGCGCCACGCCCTCATAGTATTCCTGTCGGGTATGCTGGTCCACACGCCGGTTCTTCTCCCGCCATTCGACGCGGTCTTCCTTGGTGCAGGGGCGGGTCAGCATCTTGGGATAGGGATGCCCCGATTTGCCAGGAGGCGCATCGGCGGCCCAGCGCGGGAAATTGCGCTCATCGGTCTGCGGCGTTAACGGAATCTGTGGCGGATGTGGCATTATGGTCCTCCTCTACCTGATGGTCCCTTTTTAATCCGGCCAGTCTCCCAAGAATTGGTTGTAGCGCCGGCCACGCTTGTGATAGTCACGCCATTGCCTGCATAAGCCGCCTCTTCGGTGGCGTTTGCAAAAGTAACAATAGTGAATTGCTTGGCGTCCCCTTCCGGGTACACCAGCGGCACTAGTCGGCCTCCAGCGTCGGTTCCTGTCACCATTTTAGGATAGCTTGTCCCAGCTGGGATGCCCATGTTCTCTCCTATCTAGCTACACCAAGGATCAAACTTATATTGATCCATGATCTCTTTTGGGGTTGGCCCGCTATCCGGTGTCTTGATACCCCAACACCTGTTCTTTCTATCCGGCCAATATTGCCATTCGCCGTCGTGGTTTCTTCCGTATCCGCACCACTTGCAGACGTAATAGCGCGGGTGTTCATATTCCTCATTGCGCCGTGGCTTGAAGCAACCGACTGATCTACACAGCGGATTATCGCAATGCAGATAGTCACGGTTTTCCATCAATCCATCGTGCCGCCGATCTTGGTAGTCATCCCAGGGCTTGGGTCGCCATTGATTGTCCTTTAGTTCCTGTTCGGTCCAACCTTTGGCTAGCAAGTCTGCCTTCTGATCACTCATATCTTGCTCCCGTTCGTGAGTGGCATACTACACCACATCACGAACGGAGAGCAAAAAATTAGACTACATCTACACGGTGTCGGGCACGATGCATCCCCATTCTGGTCGAGGAGAGAGACTGCCAAACAGTACGTCAAGTCTTGTGATTTCCTGGTCGGTTCCGATTTGGTATTGCGTCAATGATCGCATTGACACGTTGTCATAGCGGTGCCTGGCGCTTTGCTGCAGATTGGCCGGGATTGGCAAATCTCCAGTGGTCATCGTAATCATCTGCGGTGCATAGGCGAAATTGCGCCGGAACACCGTCGATGCCAACAGAACCAGCGAGATTGCCGCGCCGCTTGCCGGCGAGGCAGTAACCGTCTGGTACTGCACCTGATTGCCGCCTGAAGGCGGGATCAGCGACGGATACAGGGTAAGCGATGTCGCGGATGTTGCCGCCGCCACCGTCACCACGAACTGCCGCAACATGCCGGTCGATTGCTTGGTCACGCGGTTGACCGCATTGACGCCGGCAATGGTGACGATGTCGCCCGCCAGCAATGTGCCGGTAATGGCGCTGGTCACCAGCGTCGTTCCGGTCTGGTTGGCACCGCTCACCGTACCCGCACTGAACGTTCCCGTGGTATGTTTTATTACAGTTTGATCCATAAACCACGTAAAGCCCAGCGCGCGATACATCACGCCTTCGTAGTATTGCTCGCTGATGGCGGTGCTCGGGTTGAGCAGGCCAGCCAGCGATTGCACGACGCGGGCTTCCGTCCACGGATCGTTGATGACCTTCCGGGCCGGCATTGGCGCGGAATTGTCATTGAGCCGTGCTCGGGCCTGTAGGTAAGTGCCCGCATTCGGGGTCTGCAGATTGCCCGCCCCATCCAGGTTGCCCTGGATATTGGAGATCGCGCCTTCAGTGTTGGACATGATGGTTGCCGCAACCGAGCCGGCGAGGTTGTTCATCATCGGCAACAGAATGCGTTCCGCGAAGTCGTCGAGCGACAACAGCAAGTCAGCCTGCGAGAAACTGACATCGACGTGCTGTTGCGTGCTCATCGTAAGCACGGTCTGCTGTTCCGCGGTGTCCTGCACCGATACGCCGGGGCCGGAAGTCACCACGAAGTCGTTGGGTAGGCGAATGCGAAGCTGAGATCCGATTTTGGCGCCTGAGCGTCCAAACTCGTCGTCGAACTGTCTATCGATATTCTTGATAAACGAATTCGAATTTACGAACAGCTCGATCGCCTCGCGAGTGATCATGCTGATCGTTAGAATTGAATTGGCCATAGCCGTGTGATCCTGTGCTGAGTGAAGCGCCACCTTTCATTGGCGCGGGTTTGGCACGAGGTTGCCCGCTCGGACGGGATGCACGGGATTGAGGCCCGGACCTGCACGGCATTGGGTCAGCCGGATGACAAATTCACGGGATTACCGCCCGGACGGTCAATCACACGGTATGCTATACTTTCGGCGCTCCGGAGCCGCCCTTGCCGCCATAGGACCAGGGCCGACCGCGGGAATTGGCTTTCTGCTGCGCCCGCATGCGGAACCAAGCGTCGTCATGCTCTGGAGTAGCGAATTTGGGGTCGTAAATGTCGATATCGCCTTCCGCCATGGCAGCCGAGCCGCCTTCCTGTAGGCGCTGCACGGGGGCTGGCGCCTCGGACGGCTTCTTGACTTCCTTCTTCGGTTCCGGCTTCTCCAGCTTCATGCCGATTTGGTAGATAACTGCCCGACGTCGGTTTTCCGACATATCCAGCAGTTCCTGATACTTGTTCGGGTCCTTGCCGAGGGCAATCAGGACTTCGGCCGGATTGTCGGTCGCCATGACGTCGTCCAGAAGCGGTTCGGGAATGCCGCCTGCCTTCTGGAAATTGGCCGATGCGGCAGTCCATTCCGGGTTCCTATTCAACTGTTCGGTAGTGCGTTCGACCAGGACCTGCCTACGTGCCGCTGCCAGCGTGTTGGGGTCAATTCCCGATGGCGGAGCAACCTGCGGACGGGGTGCCTGCGGCGGCGCTCCTTGGGCCTGCGGGGCGGCTTGCTGTGGCGGTGGTTGTGCCGCCTCGGCCCGCTGGATGGCCTGGGTTTCGCTTTCCTTAATCTTGCGGTGCTGACGGTTGATTTGCTTGTCGCGCCAGTTGACCTCGGAACGAACCCTGGCCGCATAGGCCTCTAAGGTTTCCCCGGTCTTAGGGTTTAAATCGTCCGTAGATGGCTCAGGGCTAGTTTTTGCCTCTTCGGGCTGTGTGGTAGCGGGTTGCTCTTCGGCCTTTCCTTGGCCTTCTGTATCGGTTTGTGGGGTAGTCTGCTCTTGTTCTGCCATTGTTCACTCCATTGGCATCGGGTTACCGCCGAGACGGGTTTGCACACTAGAGATTGAGGAGGGCGTCGATCACAACGATAAATACGAGGCTGATTATGGCAATTGATATAATCGACTCAGCTTGCTCGACCACATCAATGCTGCAAATGCCTGCGCTGGGTAATCTCTGGCGAGTCACCGGGCTTCTGCCGCAGTTCCTTCTCGCGGTCCTCGATAATGGCGTCCAGAATGCGGTCTTTCATATGCTCGGTAACGTCATTGCGATTGAGCATCTCGACCAGCCGCTGCCGCGCCATATCGTACCAATACAGCCAGCCTGGGGTATCCTGCTGCAGCGAGCCGTCAGCGATATGATAGATTGAGCCTTCGGGGGTTCTACCAATGCGCCCGTGCCTTCTACCAATAAGGTAGTCCTTGACCGTGGGAAATGTCTTGCCGAACACGTCGGGGACGATATCGAGTAACGCCCGCTCGCCCCGCGAGACCTGTACATACTTCTCGCCGCGGCTTTCGGCACCCCTGATGAACTCATAGAACTCGCCAGCAAGCTCCTTGGCCAGCGAGCGGATAGTGGCCTCAGTCATGCCAATGCCACCAGTAATTTCGATCCCATTGAATCCCCCGTAAGCGCCATTTCTTCGGCTTTGCCCGCAGGATCGGCTGACCCTGGATATAGCCGGGTTCATTCAATGCCCAATGCTTGTTGTACCAAATCAATCTGGGGAAATTAAAACAGAACCCACACACCAGCCGATAGCGACACTGATGCTGCCAATCAGGAATCGTATCCATTCGCCATCGAGGCCAAAGGGCCAATGTAAAGCCATGGTGACAATCATAATTGAAATGATATCCGGTCGATAGCGCGAACCATTTGCGCTTGATGAGCATTCAATTCGGACTCCACGCCCGCATAATAAGCCAGAACACAAAGATAACGAACAAAATCTCAAACATTACTTGCCGCGCCGCTGTTCGCTCAGTCCGATTGCGATTGCTTGGCGCCTTGATTTGACCACCGGCCCCTTCTTAGACCCGCTGTGTAACGCGCCATGTTTGTATTCCCGAAGCACCTTGGCGACTTTTGACTTGGCGGGAGTGTGCTTTGTACGGTGGGCCATATCAAACCTCTACCTTGGGGACGTGCAACAGCCCCTTCTTGTGGAACCGTGCGCCAATCTTGGTATAGGCCTTACGCTTTTCGTCTGCTTGGCCGCGGGCGATGGTCTTGAGTTTGGCGCGTTTGGCCGAACGTGGTTGCATGCCGGGGTCATGCTTGGCCGCCGCCATATTGGCCGCGCTATAGGCCAAATGCTTACCACTCTTGCTCTTGTAGGTGTGCTGAGTGCCATAGGCAGGAAAAACCCGCTCCGCCTTGCCACTCATTGTTCTCGCAATCTTCGATTGGGCTGATCTAAAGTTGCCCTTCTCATCGCGATGTTCGATCATTCTAGTATCTTTCCTCATGCGCTTTTTTGTACGCTCGTTGCCCCTTAATGCCCCCGTGATATTCGGTAAGACCCTTTGTATAATCACGCCGAATCTGGCTTTTCTGGCCACGCTTAATGGCCTTGAGTTTAGCAGACTTATTACTATGAATGTCCCTACTAATGGCTGCACGATGAAACACCCGCCCTTCGGCAGCTATTATCTTTCGTTGTTCGCGCCAGGGCTTTGGTAAGTTGGTATTGCCGCGCATCTGACGCGCTGCCTTTGACTGCGCGGGCGAAATCCGCCCCTTGTCGTCATGGTGTGGCATTGCTTTTTCCCTTTGGCACCATCTTCTGCACCTTCTTGGTAGTAGTTGTCTTGGAGCCGGTCTTGCCCTTAGCCTTGGCAGTCGATGTGGTCGTGGTGTCGCCCTGTTCCATGCTGGGCTGATTGGACTTCTCGACATCGAGCGAGGCCCAGTCGTGGTCCATCTGATGCTTGGTTTCCAGAAATGCGCGCCGTAGTTCGTTTTCGTTAATACCCATGTTATGCAGCCGTTCCATGGCCTCAGTCACCGCGGTCAACCTATTGTCGTCCGCGCCCATAGCCTCAAGGTCGCGTAATTCTTCCTTGCCCTTGGACTTGGCGCGGTTCTCGGCCAGCTTGACCATGAGTTCCTGCACCTGCTGGCTGAGATTAGCGTTCTCTTGCTGCAGGTTGGCAATCATTGGACCCGTCTTGCTGTCGTCCAACAGCCACGGCATGTTCTGGGCGATGTTGCGCTTTAAGCGTTCAGCAATCTCGTTGGCGAGTGGGAAATCACCAGCACGGAACCCAAGGTCGCCCATGACCTCCATCAGCTCGGGCCGCGCCTTGATAATCTCTATGAACGCATCCCATGCCGCTTCGCGCTGGGTCTGATAGGCGGGGCCAACATCGGCCTCAATGGCGAACTTGCCAATCTTCGGATTGAACAAAACCCGTATTTCATCGGCATCGGGCGATGCGTCGGTCTGCTTGATATAAGCTTCCTCGCCATCCGGATTGACTTCGATATTACGGATGGTCCCGTCCTTGGCCATGGTCTGGATGACGCGGGCGGTATCATAGATATGCGGCGCTAAATCCATCAGCAGTACGGCGGTATGGCGTATCGCCAGCATTTCGCTCTGCACAAAGTCGAAATTAACTACTTCCTCGGTCTGATGGCGCTTCTCGATCGCCATAGGGGTGCGTTCCAAGGAAGGATTGACTTGCTGTGCAACCTGAATGCCGCTCGCCAATTCCATTTCCGAAGCAGCAATACGTAGTCCCTCCAGAAAACCTTGCGCTGGGGTTGGCCCCTCAGCCCGCGCTGGCGGGGGGATAGGTTGGCCTTCGTCATCAACATGACGGAAAGCGAGATATGCCGCGTTCTGAGTGTTCGCCTTTGCCCATGCCGTTTCATTGCCCTCAACGGCAGCGGAGGCAACAACCCATGGAGTCTTGGTCTGTAAAGCAACAACCTCGACCTCCCCAGAACTGTTATGCGTCGGGACCATTGATGGGCCAGCTAGAAATAGGTGGGACGGCGCATCAACCACCAAGCATTTAGTCGGCACACTCGGCACTTCCGTAATCGAGATAATACGGTGTCGGCAGGTGCGTCGTGCATGGAACTTCTGCGGTAGACGCGCCTGTTTCCGCGCCAAACCAAACGGCATGACCTCCTGACGCATTGAGAATGCAAAACGATATGATTCTTGCGTCTGATAGGTTTTGCCATTTGGGAATTTACGTAGAGCGCCAGCAGTCTTTGTAAAAGACGCCTTAATCCCCAGACTGTGGAGCAACTCCGCAAAATCTTCCGCCAATCTATCGCTTATCGTGACAAAAACGCATTGCCCTTGCTTCGTGCAGCAGCCGTCGGTATCCATCAACCCCTGCAACAATTGCTCACGTTGATGCTGCGACGAGCGCAAATACTGCGCTGGAATATGCTTGTTGCTTAAGACATTAAGCGCCTTAAGAGATTTTCTAATCCCATAAATCGCAAGGGTTTCGGCGCAACCATTTCCCTTCTGGCGGCCGACACGATAGCCGCAATCCTCTAAATTCTTCTGCATGGCATCGGCGTCAGCAAAACCTGACGTAATCACTGGCTGATAACTATTACCGTCACCAAGCCATGCCCCGAGTACGTAAGGATGCAGCGGTAACTCAATATTGGAAAGCTGAAGCGGTTTTGTTGCCCATATAAAGTGCCTTTCTGGAACCAACTCCGCCGTGGTAATCGTTTTCTTCGACCAATCCCAAGTCGCCGCCTTTCGCTTACCGCGTTCCTCTACCGTCCATAAGTGCCCCTCTCCCGCAACGATATCGGAACCATCATCGAATCTAACCTGATAGCATTTGCGATTTATAAAGGTTGGGCTGATGCCGACAACTGCGGTTGGCTTGCCCTCATCGCTCAGCACAACATCGCCGACCTGCACCGCCCCCATCGTCGTCCAGCCGCCAGGAACCGGCAGCGGTGTATCCAAAGATAAATCGTTGTAATTGTACATCCGCTGCGGGTCTTTGAGTGCGCGAACAATGCCAGCCCGATGCAGTCGGCTTTCGACTTTCTTTTCCCGCCCCGGCATGCGCACAATCGGGATGAAATGCCCCTTGCGCTCCTTGTCCTCGTCAATGATGCGGTCGCCAAGGATCTTGTACCATTCCAATTGGCGGTCCTTGACGTCGCGTTCCTTGTAGTCGATGCCCTGCTTTCCCTTGGAATATTCATCCAGAATCTTGCGGGCGAACTTGGGTATTTCCGACAAGCGCCCAGTCCAGCTAGTGCCGCTTTCATCCTCGATGTAAATCAGTGTCTCTTCCTTGACGACGATGCGGTAATATTCCGCAACACGCACTGCATCATTGCGAATCCAGTCGTCCTTGTCGTCTATCGACGGTGACCGCGCCGGCATCGGCAGGCCGATATCCGGATGCAGCCGCCTGAATTCCTTGCGGTTATATTCCTTGAATATGAAGGCCCACATCGAATCCGAACCGTCGACCTTGTCCAGGCTCAGGTCGCAATCGAGATAGACATTCATCGGGTCGAGTGGTTCGATCTTCAGTTCCTGGTCGAAACTCTCATCGTCCACATAATCATGAACGATGTGCCAATAGCCCAGACCGCCGTTTAACTGGTTTTCCTTGGCGGTGCCGAAGATGGCCTCGAAGTTGGAAATATACTCGATATGGCGGATAAGCTCCTGCCATACCTGCGCGGCGTCATAGCTGACCTTTTCACCCACCGGCTTGATACGCGGTTCGGGCCGGTTCTTCTTCGACTCGTTGGCCAGCTTTTCGACAATGACCGAGGTGCGATTGATGGTCAGGCATGGCCTGTTATTCTGGTCGCGATCTTCCTTGACCGCATCGGGCCATTGCCAGCCATTATCGGCGTCAGCGTAGCGGAATTTGGTATCGTCGATATAAAGCCGCCGCCAGCCGTTCTCCCAATCCTGGGATCGCTTAAAGCGTTCCTTGGCCTCCAGCAACAGACGCTGTGTCGGGTCGGCCGGCTCGGGCTGGTCCGGTACCGTGGGATAGGCGGAAACCGCCATTACTGCCCGCCATAGCCGTAGAATATCGCGCGATTAACGATTGCCGCCAGCGTGCGCTGCGCCATGGGACCAAGCATCCTATGCACCGTCATGTGCGATACCCCGCTCATCAGCCAGCCACGATAGGACCGCCTCATGTCATCCAGCCCAGTCCGCGCGGTACGCTGCCCGGTTGTGGGCCTGGCGATGGCATATGCATCTGTTGCCGCTTGAATCTATCACCGGTCTGTAATCCCATCACATAACAGCGTAGTGCGTCTGCGCCATGGCTTGCCCATGTGTGAAGTGGTTTAAGCGCTCTGACGGCATTTCCCTTCGGGTCCTTATTCTCTTCATCAACGTCGTATTTGTAATGCGCCAATGCTTGCAGCCCATCAGTGCATTTCTCTTCATTGAAGCAGAACCGTGGGAACGTCATCCGCACTGCGTTGATATCGTTGACCACATTGGGCGTGCGCTCGACCACAACCACCTGGCCGTCGTTGGGATAGGCATCCTTGGTCTGCGCTTCTATGCTTTTCTTGGCGGCAACCGTCTCGTGTCGACCATCGTGCGGCAGGTATATCTTGCCGATGCGATAGCGCCTGCCCTGAATTTCCTCGAGGTAATGCGACCAGTCGTAGCCGACATTGCTGTAATAATCGACGAAACGATGCTCCATGCCCCATTGCTGCACGAACCACAGGCAGCAAGTATCGGCCCTGCCCAGGTCTACTCCGATATCGACCGCCCTTGACTTATCATGGCGAACATTAGGCGATACCCGCCCGCTCATCATTGCCGCTTCCAATTCCTTGGCGTAGATGGCGCCCTGCACCACCCGCCTGACCTTGCCTTCCCAGATGGTCAGGTAGTTCTCATAGTCCCGCTTGCGCATCTCATCCATTTGCCTGCGCGAGATGTCAGGAAACCATGGGTTGTCGCTGTGATTTATTTCCCTAACGAACGTACCATGCGGCGGATTAAGCACCCAGCGTTTATAGGTTTCGTCGGTGGCAAGCTCAGGATTGAACTCAACCCATATCTCTGAGCCCTTACCAAAGGGCCCATACGGCGGATCGCGCCGAATAGTGGGTAATAGCGTGTCCCACGAATAGGCGCTCACCCCGTTGGCCTCAATCACCGCACAGATATCGATGCCTTCCATGGATTTGATGGCGTTGATGTTGTTCTTGATGCCAGCGAACACGAATTGCGTGCCGTTGCGGCCGATAATGCGATGCGATTGCACTTCGTAGAAGTCAGCCAACCCCAGAGGCACCAATTGCGTGGCAAGAACACGGTGCACCGACTCGGCAATGGACTTTTGAATCTCGCGGGCACAAAGTATAAACAGCGGCGTATGAACTTCGCGTGCACCCAGTATCAGCAGCGCGCGGCAGAAGGCCCATGTCTTGGATGCGCCGCGGCCGCCATACAGCACCTTATAGGGTGCGGGTTCGAATAGCGGCAGAACCTTGGGCGGGAAAAGGGCTTCCATTATTCCAGCAGGCCGATTTCAGTATAGGTGCCGAAGGCGTTGAATACGATTCCAATATCGGTGATGGGTACATTGTTCAGCAATACACAGGGTTGACCGGCCAGTTTAGCGGTTTGATTGACCACGATCTGCACATTCGGGTGCAGAAATAGATTATCGTCAAGCCCCTTGGTGCTTATCATCGGCCAATAGCCGGGCAGCGTATTGACGCTATCAACCCCTAAATTGCCCCATATAACGGTTTCCAGCGCGGTTGGATTGGGTTGCTGGAAGTATGAACCTATGACCGTATCGCGTCCCGCAGCCGCAAGACTATCAAACTGGAATATGTAATTGACCGTATCGCTGGCCGATACGACCGGTCGCGTGTACAGGACAATCCAGTTTCGGTTGCCGTCGATAACGGCATTGCGAGATCCGTCTATGAAGCCGGTATTCGGGGTTGCCACGGGTTTAGGTGAAAGCCCCTGGGTTAGTCCCACCCTTCCAGCCGCCATTGTAAATGTAGAATTTATTGTTGGTCGAGTCGTAAACCATCGGCACTCTGCCAGTATAGGCAGTAGGAACCCCAGTAGGCGGTCCGGCACAGGCTGGAATATACAGAAAGCCATCGGTCGCAATAGTGGCAATCGCGCCATTGCCAACAGCCCAACTACCTTTATTATCTATTCGGCCACGATTAGCCAACGATGTGGTCCCGCTTGGCACGGTATAGAATACGATACGACCGGGCATTGAGCCCGCGCCGGGCGCGCCATCAACCTCGTAGTTTATGCCGGAAGATAGTTTGTAAGCAGTTCCGTCGCTGCCCCAGCCGTTCATGTTCCCCAACACGTCACCATTTTGGACAATAGTTTGCGTGGTTGGCGCTGCGCCGCGCGTCAGAAATTGCTGAATGCCGGTAGCATTGCCATTAAGACTAATCGAGCCAATCGCATTGAAGCTATTGCCGTCGCCAACAATCTCCGACAGATTGCCGTTGCCGGAATTGGGGAAATTGCCGACATTCCACTGTTGGGTAATGCTCTTATAGAACGTGCCGCCGCCGGCATCGCCAGTCTGGTTAAACCAAGAATTTATGACAGTTAATATACCGCTCATGGCAGAAAGCGGCTGGGTGAAATTGCAGCCGATGACGGTTATTGGTTGGCCAGCGGCGTTAAGCACTGGGCCAGTGCCAGCGACACCATTGCCGCCAATGCAGTTTATCAAGGTTACCGGATGGGCGCCGCTTTTTACGAACGTGCCTGTCGCTGCCGGTGTATGCTCGCAACCGGTAAGAACGGGACTGCCAAATGGAGCAGTGAGAAAGTTCAGGCTTTCAGACCGACACCCAGAGATTTGATAGGCATCGCCCGTCCCATTGTCGATCTGAATGTCCCACGAATTGCTGTTGCCGTTCTCGAAATTAACACCAATGATCGTAGGAATAGACCCCTTAAACACCCAAATGCCAATGCCGGTGCAATTGATGATGTTGCCGCCGTAAATCTGATTGCCAAGCGCGTTGAAGTTATTGGTCTTTATGGCCGCGACTGCGATATTGCCGAAGTCGCAGTCGCGGATCACATTTTCAGAACACTGGAAGCCAGACTGACCAATCCGAAGCCCGATGTCGCCGCTATTGGCGCCGCTGAAGAAGAGCTTATTGAACGTGACTTCCTGGCTATTGACCGGCTGCGAACCATCCCAATCGTAGTCAATCCCAATGCCATTTGTGGACATTTTGAGCAAGAGCTGCTCAATCGTTGAAAAAGCAAACCCATTTGTCTTGAATACGGCTAGGCCGGAAGTGGCTTGGGTAATCTGCGATGTGCCTGGGCCAGCACCGCTAATGACGGCACTCGCCACATTGGTCAAAGTCAGTGCGGCCGTGATCTTGTAGTTGCCGGGTGGGAAATACAGCATCCCCTTGTTGGTCGGATTAAGCGCATTGGTGTTGGGCGGAAAGACGGTATTGATTGCCGCCTGGATGGCGGCGGTATCGTCGGTGGTGCCGTCGCCCGTGGCACCAAAGTCCTTAACTGAAAATGGGGTGCTGAGCCCACCGAAGCGATTGGCAAGCGTGTTGGCGACGGTGGTATTGGTCGCTAGTACGGATACGTTATCAAGTAGTACCGTTGGAATTGGAAAGGTGGTGAATGGAAGCGTCATGTAGGCGGCAATCCTTGGATGAAATTATTGCCATAATTGTCGATGACAATGCCCAGATGTGTCGGACATAGATTGCTGCCCAGTAGCGCATTGGTTGTATTGATTTGATTCAAGTCCAAGCAAACCTGAATATTGGGATGAAAGTACATGTTCGAGCGCACCCCGCCAGTTTCGATGATCATCAGCCAAAATCCGGGTTCTGGGGTGACGCTATTAACCGTCAAGTCGGCGTAAACAAGAAGCTCCTGTCGATTCAAGTATGGAACATTAAATAGCGGTCCGACGACGCTATCCGCCTGCGCCGCGGCTATGTCGGTAAATTGAAAGATGTAAGCAATGCTGTCGTTGGCATTGACGCTCGGCAGCGTGCCTGAACTGGCGATGAGAAAGACTTGGCCGCCATCGTCAGTAAGAAACGTAGCGCCATCGTCAGCAAGGAGAAAAAGATTGCCAAAGCCGGGGATAAAGCAGTCAGCCATGCCGAGGTCATGTAGCGCTAAGTCGTTCGGTGTCGCCGTTTAGCTTTTGCTTGTCCAACTCAGTCTTCTGTTTGTCCAATTCGGTCTTTTGCTTCTCCAACTCTACCCCAATAGCCGCGCGCATATTGATAAGCTTATTGGTCAGTTCCGCGACCATTTCTCGATAAGCCTGAATAACGTGGTCCTTCTCATCCATTGTGGCACCTAAATCAGTTGGTAGAACGACAGCTTGAGCGTGCCGCCATTTGGCACGCCAGCATTGGTATTATCCATCAAGGCTTTGATTTGCTGCACCGCCAGCTTGAAGTTGTCGAAGTTGGCCGCACTCAAGTCGGCCCTACCCGATGCGGTTGCCGTCGCCGCCGTATTAGTCGATAGCGCGGTATCGGCAGAGATGCGGTCCGCCAGCAATTCAAGGGTTTCGACTGCTGCAACAAACGCATTGGAGCCGTCCACTACGGCCTTGAAGAAGCTTCTGGTGTCGGTCATTGTTTATCCTCTATTGCCAAGTTATGAGTGCTGCGCCTGCTGGGGTCTTGGGCTGCTTCCAGGTGCCACCGAGATAAAGCCAGAGCTGGCTGTTGGTCGTATCAACATACATAGGCACGGTTCCAGTGTGTCCTGTCGGTACTCCCGTTGGGGTTCCTGCGCCGGAATCAACATACAGAAACCCGCTCGTTGCGTTGGTCGCCGTTCCTGCGCCCACTATCAGGTCGGTGTCGATAATAGCATTGCCAGACACTTCTAATTGCTGCGAAGGGGCCTTCACTCCGATGCCAATCTTGGCGGTGCTGATGGTAGCACCGGTTCCCGTAAGCCCAGTACCGTAGATATAGTTGCCTATGGAGAGCTGGCCGTTCGCAGAGGCGCTTGAAACATCGCAATTAGAGCCAATTACGATATTCTGAGACCCAGTTATAATGGTTATGCCCGTTCCGGCCGCCGTAGAACTATCGCCGCCAAGAACGGTATTATTCGACCCCGAAGTGCCCAGAACAAGAGCGCGATTCCCTATGGCAACATTGCCTGCTCCGATGCTTATCGAAAATCCAGCACCCTGACCGATGGCGCTGTTAACATTTCCGCCATTTGAATTCGTCAGGGCGCCCGAACCTATGCCAACACTGTCTGAGCCACTAGTCTCTTTATTGAGAGCATTATTCCCGACCCCGCAATTCTCGACGCCGCTAGTTAAGGCCACAAGCGCACCAAAGCCCATACCAAAATTTGATTTACCGGAAACGGTTAAATTACCGGCTTCGCCAATGAACCAGTTGTCGCCGCTAACATTGGGGACAACAAAAAGCCCCGCCAATCCCTGCACGCTTATCGTGCCATTAACATCCAGCGCAGACGCCGGCGCCTTTACCCCAATCCCAATCTTGCCGGTGCTGATGGTAGAGCCAGTGCCAGTAAGGCCAGTGCCGTAGATATAATTGCCGATGGAGAGTTGGCCGTTAGCGGAGGCAGAGGGGACATCGCAGCCAGCGCCGATGACGATATTCTGCGATCCGCTTGTTATCGTATTGGCGGTAAATGGCGCCCCGCCCGATCCCCCGCCAATAACTGTATTCATGGTGCCGGACGAGAGACTGTTGCCGGCAGCCAATCCTATCGCGGTATTTCCAAAACCACCAACAAGACCCGGGATGGCCGCGTGACCAATGCCCGTATTGTAGCTACCGCCGTTTATACTTTGTCCGGCAGCTACTCCGATAAGAACATTATCTGAATCCGTGATAATAGCTTTACCGGCACTACTGCCAATTGCGATATTATTTGCGCCCCCAGCGACAAGAACCAAGGCTAGCGCACCAATGCCAATATTAAGATTTCCGCCGGTTAGTGATGCAAGAGCACCGGCACCCATGCCAAAGTTGCCGATGCCCGTTAATGTAAAATTTCCAGAACCGCCGATAAACCAACTATCTCCACCTGCATTGCCGATCGAATACAGCGCCTCCATAAGTCCGCTAGAGTTGGTGTAGAGATAGGCATTCCCGGCAGTAACATTTGGTTGTCCCGAGACGATGGTAAAATTCGCCGCCTCGCCAATCGTCCCGGCATTGTCGTAGAGCACGCGGCCGGTAGTGCCACCGATGATCGGCGTAGTATTGATGGTCAGTCCATAGGCGCCAGTATTGCCTGCGGCAATGGACTTCGATAACCCGCCCCGCTCGACATACAACAAGTCTGTCGTGTTAAGCGACGTGATAAGCGTATTGGTCTGGACGAAGTGGGCGAATAACTCAGTCAACAGCGGCATTCGTTCACCAAGAATCGTTAATTGCTTTTATCAGCGCATCATATAATTTTTCGAATGATGCGGCTACGACAGTATCTTTCGCCTTGAAGAAATCCATGAAATCACTCCTACCTAATGCCACCTGAAGCATATTGGCGTCATACTCAGTCAACGGGACTTGAATTATTTTCATCACATCACCTCAACATCAGTTATATGCAAAGGTGCAGTCCACTGTGAAACCGACCGCCGTCGAACTCTTGAATGGACTTTGGGTCAAGGCCACACTGATGCCGTTGAGGAACTGATCGCCGGGCGGAATCGCGGTGGCACCGCCTTGCGATACTGGCGTGCCGGTTATGGTTATCCATTCCTTTGCCAAGGTAGTTCCAACCGTTACCGCAGTCGGGGCGGCATCGAAGATTTGCAGATAGGCCGCCACTGGTGTTGCGACTGCTGGCGGTCCTATAGGACGCTGGGCGCAAAATACATGAGCCAATTGGTGGATGCCGACAAGTCCAGGCGTGGGGCCAAGGGGAACCGATGTGCCTGTCACGGCATAGGCCGATGTCGCCACATAGGCATTGACGTTGGGTGGCGACGGCAAGCTAGGATATGTACCTGTCGCCAGCGTGACGTTCTGCGGCGATACAATACCACCCACGGTCACATTCAGGGGCGTCGGGCCCGCAAGCGCCACGTTAAGCGGCGTAGCCGGCAATGTAACCGCTAACGGTGTCGGGCCGGCAATAGCCACGTTAAGCGGTGAGGCTGGCAATGTTACTGCCTGCGGGCTGCCGACCGTAACATTTAGCGGCGTGGGGCCGGCTATCGTGACGTTCTGCGGACTGGTAATACCGCCCACCGTTACGTTGAGCGGGCTAGACGCCAGTGTGACGTTCAGCGGGGTATTGCCAATCGTGACGTTCTGCGGACTTTGCGATTGCGTCACGTTAATCGGCGTGCCGGGAATTGCCACCAGCGTCATATTCAGTGGCGTCTGGGCAATCGTCACATTGAGCGGTGTCGCTGGTAGGCTAGTGACGAAGGCATTCACTCCACCAACAGAACCAATCGGGGCGACTCCATACGCCGAAATAGACGCTAAATTGGCGCCTTGTTGCTGAACCAGGTTCATAGCCACCGGGGAATTGGCGATCGTAACGCCTAGCGGACTGCCTACCGTCACATTGAGTGGCGTCGGACCAGCAATACCAACTGAAATAGGACTGGCCGGCAGTGTGACTTGCAATGGGGTAGGTGGCGTAACCGCCACGCTGTTCACTACGGCAACGCCAGCCGGGGATGCCGTATTCCCAACCGTAACATTTAATGGCGTAGGGCCCGCGATACCAACACTGACCGGCGAGGCCGGCAGCGTCACATTCTGGGGTGATACGATGCCGCCTACCGTCACGTTGAGCGGCGTGGGTGGCGTAACCGCTACGTTATTGACAACGGCCACCCCCGCGGGACTAGCGGTATTGGCCACCGTCACATTCTGTGGCGAAGCACCATTGAACGGTGTCACGCCAAGAGGCGAATTGACTGTGGTACTGAGGCTGCCAGTCACATTCAGTGGACTGGCCGCTATCGTCACATTCTGCGGCGACGTCCCCGGATTGGTGGTGACGGTTCCAGTCACCGAAATCGGCGTCAGTACGTTGGCCAATATGCCCTTGAGCGCGGCCACTACCGAGCCGGAACTGAATGGGCTGGTCAATGGACTATCGGCCTTGGCGCCCTGAGTAGAATTCGCCCCATCGCCGATGCCCACGGAAACCGGCGAGCCAGATAACGTCACGCTGGAATTGCTGAGCGTCACGCTGCCAGGGCTTGCCGTGGTAAATAGCTCGGACCCCGAACTATTCTGCAGCACCATCGCCGTGCAAGAGGCACTGCCGCAGGCGAATAGGTTGATGTTGTATGGGATAGAAAGGTTGTCTTTGTACTGATATGTGCCAGCCGCCACCAGACCACACATCAGCAGGAAGAACGCAATCGAGTATGCCCATTTAAACCATCGGCTCATGGCATACCCAATGGTTGTGCGTCAGTGGACGGCGGCGTCGGTGCGGGGAAGGCATTGATGTATTTCGCCCAAGTGCCGCTGGCAAAGGCGATATACATGTTCCCTGAAGCGTCCCAGACAATCTCGTAGGCAAAGCCGGGGCTCGATGTGTGTGGCGGCACAGTGCTGGTCGGCGTAAACAGCGCATTGCCGCCGATAATCTGTGACATCAGCGCCGCCGTACCGTATCGAAGTCAGGTAGCACCATAAACAGGGGCGTGGTGTATCGCGCCCAAGTATTGGTCTGATAGCAGATATACAGGTTGCCGCTGCCATCCCAGGCGATTTGGTATGGCGTGCCGGGGCTATTGGAATGCGCCGGAACACTGCCGGCCAGGGTGAATAGGTCGCTGCCACCGACGACTGAGGACATCAGAATGGCGCGGTGTTTGTATACATCGCCCACTGATTGGGCGCGTAGCAGACAAAGAGGTTACCGGCACCGTCAAAGAACACTTCGTAGGGTGTGCCGGAACTGGTCGCTCCTGGGGGATTATCGTCCACCAGAATGAATGTCGCGGTATCGTCCTGCAGGAACGTAACGCCATCGTCGGCGACAAGACCAATCTGGTTTGCCTGTAGCCGAAACAGCCCAATGCTGCGAAGGATTGCATTCATTCACTTGACGGCTACCGAGGGTACCAGCCGAATTAGTTCCAGTGCCGCGTCGTTATAGTTGTCGCCATGCGAGGCTCGCAGCATGACCAGACCCAGCAGCAAATCCGCACCATGCGGGTCCCAATGCAGCGCCTGGCGCACAAACTCTAGATTGGAGTAATCGGCATGTAGAATGGTATAATAGGCTGGACCGGAGCGCCTATCCCGACTGAGCGGGAATAGCATCGCCGCCTTGTAGAAGTTGGCCACCCCGCCCTGCCGCATCCCAATGGCGTAGAAATAGTCCGAGGCGAACGATGTGCTGACGTAGATAAGGACCGCGAGCAAAAAGATGACCCGCACAGATAGCCGCCAAAGCTGCCGTGACAGGAACATAAAGCGGGAAGCCGAAAAGCCCTTCCACGATAAAGACCAGAAGGGCGTAGTGCTCTGGTCTTCGTTCCGAAATGGCCAGCCGATAAACGAATGCGGCGCAGAGCATTGCGCCAACGATTCCAAGTTCAAAGGTGAGCTGAAGCGCATCGTTATGCGCATTTTCCCAACGTAATTCGAGCGGACTGGTGTGGTGCTGATACAGCGGAAAGTTCGTTACCCATGACCCTAACCCCTGTCCTGCCAACGTCAAGCCATGTACTGCGTCAACCCACATCTCGCCGCGGTTGAACAGCGTGTAAAATGCCCCAGTCCATTCGACCGTGAGATATTCGGGATGGATGGCATACATTGCCACTGGCGCGGCCAACAATAGCCCTATTGCCGATAGCCTGGAACGACCCCACAGCCACAAAACGCCTGCCACGGCCAGCCCCAATAGGGGCGAGCGGGCACCAAAATACAGCGTCGGCAATACCCCGGGAACCAACCACCACAATCGATAGCCAATGACCAGGGCCAGGGCCATGCCAGCAGCCTCGCCGGCCATATTGTGATTGAAATACAACCCACCATCGGGGGTCAGTTGCGGAAACCAGCCCAGAGCATCGAAGTGTTGGGCCACCATGACCGCGGAATTGACCGCCATGCCGATGCCGACCCCAATCGCAACTTTGCGCAAGTCGGGCATGCCCTTGGCATAGCAATACAGGATGACCAGCAATACGGCATGACAGTATAGGTTAAGCGCTTCATAGCCGACTGGGGCCAGCCAGCCCATGACCGCCAGATAAGCCAATAGCGCGATAGCGCCCCAAGACAATTCGAGCCGGAACAGCACATAAGCGCAGACGATTGCCAATAGCGCCCAACGCCCTACCAAGGCCCCTGACGGTAGGCCTGGCAATACCAGAATGGTCAGGAAGAAGAATACAACACCCACGACCGCGCTACTTCGACGATTGGCCGCCAAACCGATTGAGAAATTCCTGAAGGCGGCGTAACTCGTCCGCAAGCGGCCCCAATGGGCCAAGCCGCGTAACAACGCTATCAAGGCTCACTCGTAGCGCCATTATGCCATCCTCAATGCGTTTGAGGCGCTGGTCCTGGCTGATATCCTCGGCAGTGCGGTCGGGCATGGGATATATTCCTCTAAGCCTGCTGGGTATAATACGCCGTCCCGGCAACTGTTACCGCGGAGCCCAAGTTCATGACAAAGTCATTGCCAAGCGTGGTCTGGAACCAAGGTTTGGTGTCGAAGTCCAGTACAATCCCCTCATTGGTCGAGAAGCTAACTGGGCCGCTGAGCGCGGTACTTGCGCCGTCTTGGAAAGTAATTGTGGTAGCCCCTGCCGCGATGAAGAAAATCTTGTAAATACGGATTAGCGTCCCGGCCGTGCCGAATATGACAGTATTGTTGCCGGCACTGGAGATATTGATCGCTACGCTGAGCAGGTCGGCGGCGTCGGCATGGATGTCGACCGCGTATTTGGGCCCCGGCATTAGCTATTGCCGAAGTCTAGTGCCTGCTTCTTAAGAGCCCGCAGTTCAGATTGGCCGGCATTAACCTCGTTTGTCACAGCCTGCAATTCGGCCTTCTTGACTCGTATTGCATCATCGCTGGCATAGGCGCGAGCTTCCGCCTCGGCAACTATCCCCTTGGCCTTATTCTCCGCATCCTTGACTACCTTATCGGCTTCCACTTTGGCGCGCTGCGCCGCATTGAGAATCTGCGAGGTAGCCTTATTGGCGTCTTGATGGCGGGCACTTAGCTGATTCTCGGACTCGGCCAATTGGTCGCGGGCGGCCTTCAGCTTATCTTGGGTCTTGCTGATTTCCTTGTTCAGGTCGTCATAGGCACTGCGCCCCGCCTGTATCTGCGTCGTGAGCGCCAGAAGCTCGCCCTTCTTATCCCTTATGTGTTGGGTCGCTTTGGCAATCAGGGCGTCAAGGTCGTCGGCCATGGCGGCTACCGATTCTGCTGATAGTAATAGATAATGGCTTGGGTTTGCTGGCTGGCGGTCGTCGTCAGGTTCAGGCCATTGCCGGGCGGTATATAAGCGCCGCGGAAGACCGAGGAGTTGTCGGAATACGGCACGCCCAGCGTGCTGCTGGTCAGCACGAATTGCGGTGTCAAATGCGGGGTTAGCGCCTGCACGACAACGGCAGGAGTGGGCGCGATGGCCACACCACCAACGCCAGTCGAATAGTTCAATGTTACCGTCTGGGCACTGGCGTTCTGGCCAATAATGAACCCGCAAATGTAGATGCCACCCGCAGGCGGCGGTTTTACCAGCTGCGTCGTACCGAGCTGGTTGGTGTCATAGATGGCTATCGAATTACAATAGGTGGGCGCCCCACCAGTACCGACCTGAGCACTAGCCGTAGTAGCCCAGATGAGAGCAGCTACTAGCCCTAGTAGGTTGCGCATCTACCACCGCCCCGGCCTGGTGGGCCGTTTGCTAGACGTATAGTCGCGGGATGCCCCGGGAACTTGCCGGTCAGCCCTAGGACCATCGCTAAAAATATGCTCTTTGCCAGTACGGCGGCTATAACTCGAGGATGCCCATTCCCGCACATTGGGCCGCGCAGGCGAGATTGGCACTTCTTCCTCGCCTTGGTATGGCTCCCGCCCACCTGACCCGCCAGGCTCACGAACGCGAGAATGAGCCTCGTCGGAGCCGTAATGACCAGTTGATGCGGTCTTGGTCAGCTTCTTAGCCATTGCGTAACCTCATAAAGGAGCGGCCCTGGCAGCGTTCGCCAGAAAACTGCCAGGAGCCGCGGGGATGCGGTGATAGTGTGCGGGGGATTCGGCGCTCGGGGAGAACGTCGATTTTTATCACCGCAACCTTATGGAAGTTCTGAACCGCCCCATTTGCGCCGGCCCGGGTCGGCCGAGCCGGACTTATCCATGGCCCCAACCCCAGCGGTTGCGCCAATCTGGGCGCTAACCTTGGTCGTGTGGTTGCCTTTTGAGTCAGTCCCCGATTCCTGCAGGGACGAGGCCGAACGGCCAGTCTTGACGTCATATGACGGTTCTGACCAATCGCGAAGTGTATCAGGCATGATGATTGTCTCCTTTGCTACCTGAACCATAACGTTTCTCGGTCAAGTATTCCTCTGCAGAGATGACGATACCGAGACCTATCGCCAGCACTGCTAACCCCCAGAATATAGTTATGAACCAACCCGTTGCCGTCATTGCCCCATCTGCTTTCGTCTGATTTCCATCTGGCCTCTCCAGGCCTTCAGAAACCGATTATGCGGGTCATACCGCAGCGCTTGGTCAATAATGGCCTCGCCCTCGCGCCATGTATACCAGACGTTATCGCGAATGACCAATTGCGCAGGCCCCATGCGGTAATAGGAACTATACGGGAACAGGTCTGCCGCCTTCTGTAACGAGGAAAGGTTTAGATTCTGCGCCCCATCTGTATACGCTCGGTCGGCTATGAAGCTCAGTTCCGCCCACCAGACGCCGACAACCAACAGCAGCACCCGCCAGGATAGAGGCCACAGCCGCCGTAAAAGGCACATGTAGCGGGAATCCCACAAGGGCTGTGATACCGATAGCGCTGAGCGCCAGAAGCTCTGGAAACGGTCCCTGACGATATACAAGCCAGACCAGTCCACCCAGACAAGCAATTCCCGGCAGCCCCAACTCGAAGAGGAACTCGAGCCCATCGTTATGCGCATGCGCCGTCATAATCCACGTTGGACTGGTCTCGGAACTCAGGGCATCCGAGTGTATCGGGAAATCCACATAGAACTGGCCAATCCCATGGCCCAACAATGTCATGCCCTGCCATGCGCCCTGCCATATATCGAAGCGCTGCGGAATGCTGTCCCATGGATGCATGCCCTTGGTAATGGCCAGATAAGCGGGAACGAGACACCCGCCTAACAACAGCGCGCCCAGCCCACGCCTTCGTTCTACGCCAATCCATACCGCCAGGCACACAACGAAAGCTATAATCCCAGCCCGGTTCTGCGACATGAACAAAGCGGGCACTATAAGTGCGGCGAACCAGTATTCTCGCCGTGCCAGCATCAGCACCGCAACCGCGGCACACGACTCGCCCAGCAGGCTTGGATTGATGAACAACCCCGAGGGATTCTGTGTCCCTACCAAGACTGCGATAACGGGCTGATAGCCCATTTCTTGAATGACGCAGATGACCGTTGAGGCCCCTAATCCCGCCGCCAGCCCGCGATAGATCCACTTCGGGTCTTCGACCTCGTGGGCGATGGCAAACAACCCGCCCATCAATGCCAATTCTAGCCACCCATTAAGCGCGTCGTAAAAGACCTCGGCCCATATCGCAGTAACGGCGGCCCATAACAAGAGGACTATGATGAGCCAATGACTGGGACCGAGCCGAGGCTTAGTGAAGAATAGGCAAGCCGGTACGGCAATGGCTAGGAATGCCCACCGGCTTGGTTCAGCCGCCCCAGCCATCCCCGGCCAAAACATTGCGGCCAGGGCAAAGCTGAGAACGAACTGAATTACTGCAACATGAGTTCCCGGTGTCAACGATCGTGGACAATCCGCAATGTCACCGAGCGGCGACATTACTGCGTTCTGAACCACCTATTACCGGACAGATTGTAGAGGTAGTCAAATCCGATAGTCGTGGATGATGTCACCGATAGCCCAGTCTGAGCATTCGGTACAACCGGCGAGAACACCTTGGTAGGCGTATCGACCGATACCGCAACGCCACCGAGCGCGGGCCCCGTCGAAGTGACGTGGATCGTGGTGAGGGTCGCATTAGTCGCAAACCGAACCAGTTGACCGTCTGTCGGGGTAATCGGCAGGTTCAGCGTATAGTCTGTTACCGTGCCGGTCGCATTCAACACCACGTTGGTAATGCCGTTCGGGACCGTGGCTGTAACCGCGGCCGAAAGCCCGCCATTGGTGGTCAGCAAGTACGCGCCAGACGCCACCGTGGCCAATGGCAAGAAGCCGGTCTGCACGCCTGAGCTCGCAGTTCCAGGGCTTGGATATGCTGCCTGGGTACCCTGTGGATTAAGGTCCGAAGGAACAAGCTCGTTGCCAGTCGTGCTTGTCGGGCCAGCCGGCGCCGTGCTGTTGCACGATACCGTACCGCCACTGGGGACCGATACGCCCGTCGCAGTAGCGCCGGCACAGTATGTCCCGCCGCCTACAACAGGCAATCCAAACCACAACCCGCCAGCATATGCCAGGGGGGCAATAACGATGGCCGATAAGGCACCGACCACCGCGATAGTGCGTAGTCTTTGCATGATAATCTCCAAAAATGTCAGCTTTGTTACGTCACTGACGGTGGTCGGCTACTCCGCGCCGCGCGGCCTTACGCGACAATCTCTAGGCGCTTTTGGTCTTGCGCTTCTTGTTCAGTCTTTGGCGCTGCAGGCAGTTGCAGCACGGTCGCAGTCTGACCGATCGCCAAAGTTGTCAGCTTGACAATCTGGCCATCCGGTAATTCGAGTGCATCGTGATGGGCCGATTGACAGTCCTTGTCGACCTGCCGGAACCGGGCCACGCTATGACCCAGGGACACTCCATCCGCGCTGCTGAAGAAGCCGCCATAAGAGAACTTGCGAATGGGCTCATCGAAGGCGATTTCGGTGCCAGGCAGCACGCAGACTGCTACGGTATCGTCAATCTCCGCAGTGCACTGGTCGGCAGGGCAAAATCCCTTCGTACCACGGCCGAAATCTCTCACCGTAAGCTTGTCGGCAACTTGCGCAGGGCGCGATTTCATATGGTTGAGGCTGAAATCACAAATGACACCCTCCTATAGCTTTGGCCCCGGTAGCGCATCCGAGGATTATGGATTTACTGCTGCGCCTCAGTCGGCGACTGTATCCGCTCTCTATTTGTGAAATAATCTGCACCACCCCTTTGGTGATATCTCACCCTTGACAATCTCGCAGCGACCCACCGCCTGCCAATGCAGGCAACGATCGCATAATTCGGGTGAATGGCCCTTGTCGGTATAGTCAACCGTAGACTGGCTTAGCTTGTCGGTTCCTTCCTCGATGCCGACTGTGGGGTCGTCGTCGGGCATCCAGAACTGGCAGCTGCGGTCCTCGCGAATAGATCCTGAAACAATGCTGCATCCGAAAATTGGCCCTTGATTAAGCACCTTCTTGTCGCGGTTGCGGCATGAATCACAGCGTCTGCCGCCAAGGCCGTAAGAGGTCTCGTGTTTGGATCGCTTGCGGGCATCGATGACATCGAGCCTCAATAACTGCTCGAGGATGGCCTCGTCTTCCGCGCCAGCCTCATAATTGTATACACCACACCAGGCATCCAACGGCGGCTTCTTGATTGGGCGTTTGTAACAGCGCACCAGTGCCGGCCAGATGGCTTTCTCAACCTCGACTGGGTCGCAATTGAATATCCGGTAGATTTCATGTTCAGCCGCCAGCGCTCGATTATGCGCCGGCCAATAGTTGTCCACCGGGTTATCGCCGGTAATGATGGCATTTTCAACCCGCTCGTGCTGTATCCAGCAGTTGATAAGCTGCTCGGGCTCAAGCCCGGTGGCCTTTAACTCGCCATCCATCACTTCTTGGTATAGCGTCCGGTCGATATAGACCGTGCTGCGGTCAAGGCTCATGCCTCCCGCAGCTGGCCAGTCGTAGGCGAAGCTTATCTCATAGGGCTGGTCGAACAGTAGCGGCGTATCGTTGGCACCGAGGGCATGATAGAGGTCGTAAAGCGAGGTATCGCCTAACTCCCAGTCCTCAAGACGATGGCCGATGGACACGTCACTTCTTGGGGGCCGGTGCCTTATCCGGTGCCTTGGCCGATACTGGCGCTGGAACCACTGGCGGCACGTCCGCTGGCATCGATTGGGTGTTGGCAGTTACCGCTATCGCAATAGCCTGGTCGTTACCGGCTAGCGTTGCCACAAGATTATCAAGCGCCGCCTGCGTAACCGGGTCAGTCGACGGTGGAAACGACTTGATAATTTGCGTCAGGTTGTTGAGCAGTTTAACCACCGAAGTGGTGGCGTCGGTGTTTGCCGCTACCTCGGCCGTAAGCTTATTCAGGTCGACAGCCATTGTCTTCTCCTTTGTGAGTATCTGGTCTAGTAAACTAAGCATCCTCAGCTGGTTCGCGTGCAGCGTATCCAACAGACTGTATATGTCCGACCCCCACCACCAAGTCATTTGCGCTCAAACCGTGGTTCTACGCTCACGGTTCCTCAAGATAACCGGGAAATCTACCTGGAATGAACCAAAATCGGGGAACACAAGATAGTCATAGCCGCCGCCTAGCAAGAGGTCGCGTATCTCGACATAGGCCTGTGGGCTCAGTTCCAATACTGGCGTTACTTCCGGCTTGACCCTCATCGTCCCCACACCGTTCGCCACAGAGCGACGTTAAATGCCACGCCAGCCATGAAGCATAGGCTGTAAAACGCCAACCAGTCGCCAACTGTAAGCCCTGGCGGGGCCTTACGATGGTTCGAAAGTTGAATGATAGAAGCGCTTGTCGTCATTGAGCAGCTTCCTGACTTTGGGGATGGGCGGGGGCTTCGGGAACCGCCGCCTTATCGGCTTGTCCCGACGAAAGTCATAGGCCTTGGGATGAATGCCGTTGGCAAGACATTGGTAATACCACCACACAGTGGCGCCCGAGCAGGGAACCAGTTTGGCAGTGGCATGGATCCCCTTGCCTTCCTTGTAGCAGGCAGCGATGAAATCAATCTTGTCCTGGGTAAGGGGCTTCGCCATGGTTACGCGAAGCTCCGTACCGAGTTTGGCATTGGGTCGTCCGAACTCTTCATCAAATTGAGCCATTTTACCACCAAGGATGACCTTCCGATGGAATGCAAAAAACCAGAGGACTATGCTGCTGGTCAGCAAAATTTTTCTTTATTGCCTCTACAGCTGCTTTGCACCCTTCTTCGCTTGGATAAACTATCTTCAGGTCTGGCTTTGAATTCATCACAAGCAGTGTCCACATTATGGCCATTACCATGATTCACCTTTCACCACAGTCCCCACTTGTCGTTCTTCTCTTGCTCGGTCGGTTCCGCACCACCCTCGGACTTCCACCGCGCATGATAGTCGTCGGCAATGGCGTTCATGACGCTGATTTGATATTCGGCCTTGGCCGGTTCCATCCGCTTGAACTCTATTAACCTCTTGTAATGACCGCGGCGCATCTTGGCCTCACGGTCAGCACACCGCATCTTTTCGTAGGTCGTATACTCAGTCATCCCCAATATGCTGCGGGCGCACAAACCTCACAGTAATTCCCTCATGCTCAGCCCCATTGCCCTTGCCATTTAGGCGGTCGCCAGTGATGTTCATGTTGATGCCGCCGTCGCTCGGGACCGCATAAAAATAACGTGCCACAGACTTGGCCATATCACATCGCAAATGCTTGTCTTCCTCTTCATCCCGCATGACGCTCAACATGAACTCAAGCGGGTCGAGGCCGCTTTCCAACAGCCCCGCCATATACTCGGCGGTACGCTTATTGGTCGTGCCTTTCTGCCTACCGCCTGTTTTGATGCCCTTAGCCATCTATAGATGCCTCTATCTCAATGTCGGGTGGACGACACTACCTACCATGGGGTAGTAACGAGAACCCGCCACTACCTATGAGGCAGCCCAGCAAACCGAATATGATGTATATCACCATGATGGCAATGATCGCCCATAGTACGATCGCTAGGATCTGAGCAAGCAGCGGGATACCGACCAAGGGCAGCAACAGCTTGATGATCGAGTAGATTGCTATTGCGATGATGACGAATACGCAAAGACGCTCAAGCCATTCCAGTGAGAAGCACATGCCTACCTCCGAACCCATCCGTGGTTGAATGTTCGTTTCCAGTCCGATTCCCTTGACCCAAGCATTGGCCGCTTGGATTTCTTTGCCTTAATTCGTTTATTTATAATCCGTTTGGTTTTGGCGATGTTTTTAATATCGTGCTTTGTTTTGGCTTTATGACATTGGCGGCATAGAAGCTGACAATTGTCGAGTTCGGCCCTGTCGTCGGCGCCGAAGAAGTCGGGGTCAATATGGTCGTAATGGAATTCGGCGAACTCAAGCGGTGCCTGGCAGCGCCGTGAAATTAAGTTGCCACCGGTCCATAGGAATATCGTGGCCTCACAAAAACCATTCGCCCGCTCCCAGGCTTGCTTCCTAGTGCGGGCGTTGAATTCGCGGCGGCTCATGCTATTTCAATGGCTTGGAAGGTCCTCGGAAGGTAAAAACCCACGCTACCGCCGACACCCTCGCTCGATTTTATCGACGATTCAATCGGTTCTTCAGCCGTATCTGTCGCCTTATCTACATGCCCTAGTAGCATCTGTCAAGTTCCCTACCATGGAAGGTGGCCGCCCCACCCAAACGGTTCGGCGTTGGTGAGGCGGCCCCGGCTTTGTCTAGGTGCGGTGGACCTGTACTCCATCGACAAGCCGTCATCCTGCCCTGACGGCATGGGCCTTCTTACGAAGCTCAGCAAGACCGTTGACAAGCGTTTTGCCCAAAATCAAATCAACTTCCTTACTCTTGCCTTGGCGCACCAATAGATTGGTAAATATTCGCCGTGCCCCTTCGGTGCGATCAATATCACCCCATTCCTTCGCAATTACCTCGTCGATTAACTTAGTATAGCCGGCTGGGAGGGCCACCAACCAGCGCTCTTCGTACATCTTTTTACGCCCCATACCGCATATTCCTTATTGACATCACCTTACCCTATATACAATACATAGAATGTCAAGTGAATGGGGGATGAAATGCGCTTTGCAATAATCTGCGCCACTTTGGCCGCGCTCTTAATCGAATATTATGACGCACCAAGCTACACACCGACTTACCCTCTCCGCATCATGCTGGCCTCATGCCAAAATTTCTGCGAGTTCCCATGAACGACCGAGCAATGCTTCTATGCATGATTGGGTCCTTGACTCAGGATCATTCCAAAACCCGATGGACGGAGGACAAAATGCGCTTTGATTATATCGGCGAAGACGGCAGTAGGCGAGTTTTCGAGACCAGAAGCGGCCGTAAAATACTGACCTATTACGACCCGCCGCCAACCCCTATCCGCGATCACGACTGGCATGCGGTAGATGATAATTATGAACCAGGCTGCCCAATCGGCTACGGCGCCACTGAAGACGCGGCCATTCTAGACCTCTTGGTGCAATATGAGTAACGCCCTTCGATACACCCTCGCCCTCGGCATCCTTATTATCCTATCCCAAGCACTCACGTGGGCACTGCATATCCCTACCTTCGCCGAGCGCTTCCAGCCCGCAATCGACCATCCACTAAAGCAAATGAGTTATGCCCGTGACGGATTCTGCTTTCCCCACAAGTGCCGAGTCGTTTAAACCCTTCCTGCGGCTATTACGACCTCGGCAATGGATTAAAAACGCCTTCGTGTTGACTGGGTTGCTGTTCGTCAAGCACCGCGACCCAGTCGACTATCTCAATGCCGCATTAGCATTCTGTGCTTTCTGCTTCGCGGCTAGTGCTGTCTACATTTTCAACGATATCCACGACCTCGAAGCCGACCGCCAGCATCCAATCAAGTCACAGCGCCCATTGGCAGCTGGATTGGTCGACCGCTTCGATGCCGAGATTATTGCATTTACGCTGAGCGCTTTAGCCCTGCTATTTGCCGAATTCATAGACGGATGGGCCGCTCCCGCCATTATACTGGCCTACCTCGCAATCAATGTGGCCTATACTCTGAAGCTTAAATATATCCCGATTCTCGACGCTTTCATAATCGCCTTCGGCTTCATGCTGCGTATTCTCATTGGCACTTATGCCATCGGGATTGCGGCATCAGACTGGTTATTGCTTACTGGCATGGCGTTGACACTGTTCCTGGCCTTCTGCAAGCGTCAGGCCGAAGGCCGTTATGAATGCCAGCAATTCATTACCATTACCGCCGGCTGCACCATCCTGACCTATGCGCTCTATACCACTGCCCCAGAAACGGTCGCCTATCACCATACCCATGCCCTGCTCTATACCACCCCATTCGTGATTTACGGCGTCCTGCGCTATCTCACGCTCGCTGGCGACGATGCCAGCAAGCACATCACCACCGACCCATACCTAATAGGAGCTTGTGTCCTATGGCTATGCTCTGTGTTGGCAATCAACGTAGCTACAGCGATGTCTGTAGGCTAGACGGCGGCGATATCGTTCGATCCGGTAAGCATATCCATTTTTTCAATAAGAATAATGGCGTACTATCTTGCGAGGCTGGGCTTTCCATCAATGAACTACTACCGCTTATCACCGCACACGGTTGGATGTTCCCGGTGGTTCCGGGCACGTCTCACGCTACTATAGGCGGCTGCATTGCCAATGATGTACATGGCAAAAACCAGCAAACCATGGGTTCGTTTGGCCATCATATCATCTATATGAAGATGGCAAACTATGGCCCATTAATGGACCCTTGTTTCCCATTATTCCAAGCGACAGTCGGCGGACTCGGCCTAACCGGCAAGATAGACTGTGTGACATTGCAGCTTTACCGACCATCGCATTTCTTTATGCCATACTATTTTCCGCTCGATTATATTCCCTACTATTGGCCGCTTTATAAGCGATTAGGCTTTTGGCAATTTCATTGTGTGGTGCCGCCTAATGCGGTTAAGAAAGTCTTTCTCGGTCTCAGTCAGCCACCGTTCCTTATTGTGCGCAAAACCTTCGGCGATATAAGCTCGGTAGGCATGCTCTCTTTCTGCCGACCAGGGATAGGTCTCTCGTTTGACTTTGTGCATAAGAATGCTGTCCTGGCCAGAAAGCTCGAAAACATAGTCATAGAGGCTGGAGGGGCATGCTACCCTGCCAAGTACTCTATGTCGACCGACATGTTTCATCATTCATTTCCCCGCTGGCGAGAGTTTGCCAAATACGTTGACCCCGGCTTTTCCTCTAACTTCTGGCGTCGGGTGAGTTCTGAATAGCAGTTCGCGATAGCCGCCAGAACAAATATCAAAGACCAAGCTTTCCTCGGGGAGCTCAAGATATTGGACCGGCAGACCCATATTGGTGAGATAGCTGAGATCGAATCGCAGGATATAGTTTCCGTCCTGGCGAACCACATCGCGCGACCACGCCATGCGCTTGGAATCGTCGCAGCGTATATTGCTGGTCAGGAAATAATCGGCATTATCCTTTAAGTATTCAGCAACCCGACCAGGTCGCAAATAATTATCCAGATAAGCCCAAGAATTAACAAGCCCATCACCACTAAGGAATCTGCGTCCAGTGGTAATCGCCAGTTTGCCACTAAGGTCCTCCATGAAGATGCGGTCGGTCGGCTTGGTGGCCGCTTTAATTGGCGCGACAAATCCCTCAAAGGTCCAGTGGGTATCACCTATCATTCTCCCTGCCATTATCACGGTCGTCAGCAATAACGGGGCCAGATACCAACCGCCCATGGCCCGGTCCTTGAGAATATACAGGCTGAGCATCAACAGGCAGGCGATAAATCCGGAGACCAGCACGTCGTTCCCTCGCTTCCTCCAATACAGACATGCACCTAGCACAGTAATCTGCAATGTCGGAAAGTAATACTCGTTCACTAAGCGGATATTGTCCCATATCGCACTCCAGTCATTCCATCCATAACCAGCCTTCAGGGCGCCACTGACCGCAAGAAAATGTCCATCGACGTACCAATTTAACAAGCTTACCATCAACGCTGCGCATATTCCGCCAATAAGAGGGCGGGGCATCCGTAGGAATATCGAAACTATTGCCACCAATATTAACAGGTCTATTCGGCACATCACTAGGGCAAAGCCTGTTATTGCCGCTGGCATCAAGTAGAACGCAGCCAGCATCGCCATCACTAAGTGGCTTTCCATCAACCATTGGCCTCGACTCCCCAGCAACAGCACCAGAAACACGGCGGCAAGCGCGCCGTTTCGACCACCGATAGACAGGCTTGTGAGCCAGGCAGCAATGAATAGGCAAATAAAGTATAGGGCGGCCGCGGGCTCAAAGTCGCCTCCCCACAACCGAAGCCATCCGGCCAGGAGCAAGACCCATCCCCAGTGCATGCCGGTAGTCGGGTGAACGCCATCGAACGTGGCACCTTGCCCTTGCGCGATGTTCTTCGCGATTTGGAGATAGAAGGCACCATCCTCTCCTGTATGGGCAACGATGTAGTCATGCAGCCACACTAGGCCACTGCAGCGAATGGTGCCGTGGATAGCTTCATGAACGGCACGACTAACTTATTAGACCGACCGAATAATGTGATGAATACCTCGGCCCGTTTATGGTCTAATGGTTCGCCGAATAACGCCTCAACGCCGGTTCCCTTAATCTTCACCCTCTCGCCTTTCTTGAACCTGCAGACGAACTCTGGCGGCAATTGAATAACGCCATGCCGTTCGCGTGCCTTGAGATCCTCGATAACCGCGCCGGAAAGCGACTGCGGCGCCTCGCCAACACACAGCAACGAGCGCATCCCTATCGTATGCTTCACACACAGCCATGCCTGCGTCAGGTCGAGTTGGATAAAGATATAGGACGGCAGAAACGGCCTCAGTCTCGGGAATCTGCACCATTCGTTGACGTACATTGGCAAATAAGTCTCAAAGTGTTGCCGCCTTAAATGCCGCTCTGCAATTGTTTCCTGCCCTTGCTTGGTCTTGCCGACAAACCATTGTTTAGCCATTCAACCCCCATGCGTTGCATTACACCTCCAGCTCATAATAGGCCGATTCAACCTCGGCATAAGCCTCAACCCATTCCTCACTACCCAAGCGGGCATCCAGCAACTTACCAACAGCAACCTCGAGCCTTTGATACAACTCAAGCGCTTCAGTGCTAACTGTGGTTAGTGGTGTGTTCACGCCCGCCTCAAATAACCATTCGCGTTGGCCGTGACATTGCGGCCGTAATGGTCGCAGTATTTCCCGTCGACCTCATAACACCCCGGATGATCGGCGAGAAACTGTGCGATTGCAAGTGCAGGGCCGCCCTCACGCTTGCCCTCCCAATCCATGCCCGCCTCAGTCAGGAACCCATCCTCGACCACGAGATAGTCGCCCTTCTCCATGAACTGGTGAATATAATCCAAGCAGCGCTTGGTCTTCGATGCATTATGGCTGGCGTCGTTGATGAAGAACCATGGGTGCGGCAGGTCCTCAAATACATCATGCAGCGGCTGAAGGTATTCTTCGTCACCCTGCAGGAAGCGCACATTGGCACCGCAGAAATATGGCCGCTTCGGCGGTTCCAAATCAATAGACACCACCAGTCCCGGCAGCTTCCATAGCGTCATCATGTCACCGAACCAACCCGCAGTGCCGCCATCGCGCGAACCAATCTCGATAACCGATCTTGGTTTAAGTTCCCACAACAGCTTCATATACAGCGCCAAGTCTATCGGGTGCTTTATCATCCGCACCCCGCGATATGTATATTTAATGGCGCCGTTGATTAGCGAGACATGCAGTTTGGGCGGAATATCGGTGCGCCATGTGCGGCCGTGTATGGGCGGAATACGGCGTTCTATACCGCCGCGGAGCCATGCCCGATACGGCTTCATCGTCCACCATGCCATACTGCGGTAAATGGAGATGAGCCTGTCCTTCTGCCGTCTGTTCAGCGATTGTGCAGCCAATGCCCTTACACCCTGCGCCATGCCCGCAACCTCTTCGCCTTCGCCTGGTAATCGATATCATCGAAATGCCGCGCGATAGCACGGTAGGCAGCAATGTCCTCGACCAGGTCACCAAAGGCCTCGGTCAGGCCCATAACGCCGAGTTCTACCATGTCATGGCGCGCAGATGCCCGTGCCAGAAACGTCAAGCGTGGATCAGGCCTCATAGTTCAGTTTAATTCCCTATCAATGCGGGCGGTGGCGGCATGTCGTCTATCAGTTCTACACCAGCCAGCGTACCGTCATCGGCGATGTCGATTATTGCTTTAACCTCGCGCTGTTTGGTATATGGTCCCGGCGTGCGACCGCCGACCGCAAAATAGTAGAGTGGACCCGCCACAGGCTCGCTTTCGTCGCAAGTAAAGTATGCCTCTCGTCTCCATTGCATCGGTTAATCCTTCATCAATCGTAGGCGGTCACAATTTAACACTCCAGTCTTCCTCGGACATCAATACTGAAGTTGCAGCAACAGCATTGTTATTATCCCGCACATGAGGCCGAGTAGCCATGCCATCCAGTCGAAACTCTTCCTCCCGCTTTCGCTTTCGATAGGCGGCGTTCTGCTGTCGTATCCACCATAATAGTCCAGACGAGGCGGGGGCAGCATTCTCCACGGCCTCACCATTGGGCCATCGACCGAAGATTTCAAGGAACTTGTTGGCGCACCATCCACGGGGTTTTTTATAACCGCGGTACTCCGCGTAGCGCCTGAGACCAGCGTAAGTTTTATGCCTGGCTTCGTAGGAACTAACCCCATCACCATCCGCCCATGTTAGCCCGCCGCCATGCTTGCGGCTACGGATGATTCTAATCTTTTTTGCCCCACAATTACTACAGGAATATAATATCCCCTTCTTCAGCGGCTTGACCTCGCGCTGCCGACCGCAGCAGAAGCATAACAATAATGCCATTTTCATTAACCAGCCGGTAGAGAAAAGTTCTTCAATGGTACTTCAGCCGCTACATCTTCAATCGGCACAACGCGGCCTGCCGTTTTATTTTTCTCTTTCATTTGAAACCGCGCAAACCCCTCCAATCGCTCCCAAAACCATTTTTGCAGGCAAGGAAAGTCTATCCACCAACAATCAAGCTGACCTTGTTCTGTTTCAAAGCAGTAAAGCAGCCTATCGCTTCTACTATAACACATCCAACCGGGGCTTTCGTGATCAAGCACGGTGCAACTATCGGTCTCTAGCGTAAATGCCTCATATTTGTATCCGGGCCAACGAACGACCTTTTCCTCAACATTTACGACGTGCCTGTTATCATGCCGTATCAATATCGTATCGATTCCTAACCCTTGGAACTCTCGCAGCGTGTCTACGCAAGTTACATTCGCAAAACTCTCGTACCAAGGTAAAATATAACGTTCTCGTTTTTCGCGTTGAAACATGTCATCCGCAGCGAACTCGTTCATTCGGCCGCCTCACTCATTTCGCTAAATAAATTAGTAAAATCGGCCCTTCCTTCGCGTTGGAATATCTCACCATAGAGCTCGTATGATGCTTTGCGCACAATGTCATAGAAGATCGGGGGCTTTGCGCTATGCTCGGTGACGGGGGCTTCGAAATGCGTGGCAATGCTGTCCGACCGAGTACGCAATTCGCCGCGGACTCCGAATAGGACGTGCTCGGTTGAATTGCGGAAATACGACCCAAGGCCCCAACGTGGCTTAACCCAGGTCAGAACCGTTTTATGTTGGAAACCCCAGCGCGCCATAAGCTCAACGGCGCGCGTCATAAAATTATTGGTTGTCCACAAATACAGATGACAATTATCTTCAGCCCATTGGGCCACATCGAGCGCCAATAGCTGCGCGTGGGTCATCGTGGCATAACCCGGCGACGCGCGGCCAGCGATCGATAGCCATTCGTAGTCCCAGGGCGGATCGATCACGAGAGTGCGGAATCGGCCCATGCGTGGAACGAGCGCACGTACCCGCATCTCATCGCGCGCCTTGGAAATAAGACGGTTTTCTTTGGCCACATCCTTCCGCTGCATTTCGGGACGAATAGTTCCATCGTCTATCTTAGCTTGGAAAACATCGTCCGGCAGACGGGTGAGTTCGGCTAACGTACCCCAATGGGGCGGCAAAATTCCAACATGTTGGAGTTTTACCAAGCGTTCATCCGCGGCAATTCGCATTAAGGCGGCAGACGTGCTTTTTTTGAAAGGCAATTCTGTTTCAATCAATTTCATCCATTCGCCATGCCCTAGCTCTTCTTTCGCGGCGATAAGCAGGCGGCCACATTCGATGATGCCCTCAAAACTTGATTGCCACGCAGTTCGAATCCGATCTGCCCATAATGATGCGGCTATAGGCATGGTCTTCAACGCGTTCTCCATATACCCCTCCCCTCCCCTCCCGCTCCCGCGGTGGAAGGTTTAAAACCACCAGGCTTGCTCCACTTTACTTCGCTTAGAAGCTGCTAAGAGGTTGTCCGAGGGTTGAGTAACCGTTTACTCTTTGCCCGACGTCTTGCTCCTAACTAGCCGCTAGTTCCTTTGGCGTTTCGAAAATTCAAATTGTCGGTTTGTAGCCCTCCCTGATTAAAGCCTGGGCCAGCTTGTCGTGGCGCATGCCACGCAAGGCTGCTTGATGGCGTTGGGTCTTGGTTACTGCAGGATAGCTCTTGGCCGCCGCGGCCGCTCTTCGCTTGAGCAGCGACTTCATGCCACTTTCACCGTGGAATTTCGTGGCGCCAAGCGCCTTGTTGGAAACTTGCCGCCCGCGGGGGTGTGGAACCTTGTAGTACGAGCAATAGCGGGTCAGGCCGTAAAGCACTGAGGTCCTGTCGGCGTCCAGAGCCTTGGCTATAACCGATGTGGTGGCAGTGGTCTCGGAACAGGCGCGGTAATAGAACTCGAATCGGGCGGCGGATATAATGCCGTGGCGGCGCCAGCAACGTATATCCTCGAGGGATATATCATATTTCTTGATTATTTCCCGTAATATAGTCCATAATGCGGGAACGCTATTGCTTTTTGGGGAATTAGAATGTAAATACTCTTTACATATTTCCATGGCGTGCCCTAACACGTTGTGGACCGCTCTCAAGGTGAGAGCAGGGCGCCGAGGGAACCCAGCCCTTCGGCGCCTTCTAATTTGGCACGAGTCAATGGCGTTTGCAAGCACTAGGGCTAGTAGTATCCCGCAAAGTGGTATACTATGTCTAGTACATGACCCAACGGGCCATATTCACCATTCGGCTCGAAGCGCCGCCAGGTGCCACCGACATCCACGCCCTCCGCGCAATCCTGAAAACCCTATTAAGGCGATTTGGCTTCCGCTGCCTTGATGCGCGGGAAGAGCCGGCAGAATAAATAATGGCTCCGTAGCGCATGTTTGCTATTGACAAGGCCATTATCCCTGTTATTCGTAATATTAGATAAGCGCGGCGTGGCTGGGCTAGGCCCGGCAGGGTAGGGCGCGGCGCGGCTGGGCAGGGCAAGGCCAGGCAGGGCGTGGCTAGGCAAGGCAAGGCAAGCGATGAAGAAGCGGCGGCATAAGATTAAACGAGTTCGACGCGGCTCGGCCGGGCGCGGTGCGGCCGGGCGGGGCCGGGCGGGGCCTAGCAAGGCTGGGCCGGGCGGGGCTTGGCACGGCTGGGCAAGGCAGGGCACGGCCCGGCACGGCGGGGCTAGGCAAGGCAAGCAACTTTTAACCATGGGAGATGACTATGCTGGACGTGCTGACAAGCAAGGCACTCGATATCGTAACGAGAAAGGTCGTTCTGGTCGGGCTCACCGACATCATGATGGACAGATATCCGGGGGACAACAACACCAAGCTGGAGCCGCACCAGAAGCTCTATTTAGAACCGGGCAATTCCAGAATTATTGGAATTCCGGCGCTGAATATTATGTCGTTTCTTTCGGCGCACAACACAAATTCTGCACCGAAGCGCCTACGCGACAAGCGAAAATATAAAGACCTAGCCAACGCAATGCTGTCGTTTGTGTCAATACGGGAGCAATTTATTCCATTAGTGCGTGCTGGCAAGCCTATCGTCTTTGGCAAGTTCGATGCCGACAAGGACGAGAAAAGCGGTTGCTATGTCCACCGCAGCGTGGCGCGGCTGGACAAGGGAATACCCAACCCGAAGGTAAGGCCGGTTATTCCATTGGAATGGGTGCTGAACTTCACTGTGGATATCTTTCCAAATCGGGAAATCAAGGAACAGGATATTATTAACCTATTCGATGAGGGCGGCCGGGCGATCGGTCTCGGGACTTTCCGGGGGGTCTTCGGAAAATTCAGAATCGAGGAATGGGCTTAGCGGAGCGAGGCGCGGCTGGGCATGGCGTGGCGGGGCGAGGCTGTGCCGGGCAAGGCCGGGCATGGCTCGGCGAGGCAAGGCAAGGCTAGCAAGTATGACTGTTCGCACCATTCGAGTGGTCCCGCATCAAGAAGGCTATCGCCTTTATACCGAGAATGGCGAGATCGATGAGGTTGTGGAAGCCAATGCCTTTTTACGGGAAGCAGTGGGTTCCCGCTTACTTGGCTGCTACTTTCGTGCCGAGCGCAGTGTCGATGGCTGGACTTTCAAATCGCGATGGCGCGGCCGACCTTTATATTGGTGAACTTAACCATGGGAGAAAGCAGATGAGTCAGTCCGACCAAACCGACCAGATTTGGGCAGCATTAGCAGCAGCCCAAGGCGCGATGAAAAACGCCGCATTCGATGCCGTAAATCCACATTTCAAGAACCGCTATGCCACGCTAGCATCGGTGATAGACACCGCGCGAGAGGGATTATCCAAGGCCGGCATTGCCGTCACCCACACCAATGATGTCGATGGCGAGCAGGAATATCTCGTTACCACGCTCGGCCATAAGAGCGGGCAGTGGATTCAAAGCCGCCGCCGCGTGCCTGCTGGACTGAAGGCGCAGGAATATGGCGCTTGGCTGACCTACAATCGGCGCTATGCACTATGCGCCTTGATTGGCATATCGGCCGACGAGGACGATGACGGCAATGTCGCCCAAGCGGCCAGCAATGGCAAGCAGACTGTAAAAGAGAAATACGGCACGACCCCCCAAGACATATACGAGGACGAGATTCAATATGATGTCGATGGCAATCCCATCGACAATATCCCTTATGGTAATCCCGCGCTGCAGCAAGTCAGAGGCACAACATCCAAGAAGGAATACGAGACCTTGCAATCAGAAATGAACACCATCACCAGCATAAAGGCCTTAAGGGAATGGGCAAATCTGACACCGGTCAAGGATCGGGTGCAAACTCTGACAAACGAGCACCAAGAATACATTCGCCGCTTGTACTCAAGCCGCATGAGGGAACTCGGCCGGTTAGGCGAAGCAGCCCTCAAAACAGCCTAATGTGGCAAAGACTGACGGACTGGGCCGAGCAAGACGAGCGCTATACCCTAGACGGCGAAAGGCTCGGCCCACACGATATGAAAGAACTCCTGATGGCGGCCTTCAAGCAAGAGGTTCGGCTAACCCCAAGCCTGGACGGTACTCGGATTATCCACCTGAGCCGCCACACTTCGGGGTTGACTAAGGACGGGATGAACCAGTTCCTTGAGTTCATCGCCGCCGAGGGGACAAAACGGGGTATAATCTTTAAGGATACCCCGCCAAGCCCGTGGGCGAATTTTAATGGTTGGTAGGTACTAGATGGCCTGGACTTTTCTCCTTATCAGGCACGGCATGACGGCGTTTAATCACGACGACCCGGTGCGCGACCGTATCCGCGGCTGGGGCAATATGGAACTTTCGGAACTCGGCCAGAAGGAGGCCGTAAGGCTGGCCGATATTGTCAGGAAGCACGCCCCCGTGGGAATGCTATTTACCAGCGATTTGCCGCGCGCGAGGCAAACGGCACACGTCATAGCCGCGCGTAATAACCTGCCCATGCGGGTAATGATGGATTTCCGGCCGTGGAATACGGGAGATTTCGTTGGCAAGAGTGCGTCCGAGGTCGTTCCAATATTGACTCGTTATGCCCAGCAGAAGCCCAGCGAGCCGGTGCCTGGTGGCGAGTCCTTCGATACCTTCCGCTTCAGATTCTTCAGTGGCTTGCTTAAGATACTGCGGGAAGATGAATATGTCGGCATTGTCACGCATCACCGTAATGAACGGTTATTAAAGGCCTGGATAAAGGCGGGCAGCCCGCTCGACGGCTCGATTGACGAGGATGAATTCTGCCGCAAGGGTAGCCCGACCGGCCACCATGAAGTCATAACGTTTTCTGAAAGTCGGTTGGCTAAGGTCGTGGAAATGCGCTCTGGGAGTTGGGAGGAAAAATGAAAATCGCCGTGGTAATTTTGGCGCTATTGGCCCACCACCACCAGCATAAAGATGGGTGTCGGGCCACGAGGCCAGATCAACCGCCCTTCGTGGCCTATTGCAATGGACGTCGCTATTGGTGCGTTCCGCGTGCGTGGAGTTGCGCGCCAGTAGCTAATGAGCAGAAGTGAGCGGAACATGCACACCGATATGACGCTGGTCTACGGCGCTAAGATCAAGAAATTAGAAGCCGAGGTCGCCAGATTGCGCGATGAAAACCAGCAATTGCTGGAACAGATAGCACTTCGCCAGCCGAGTGTTATTGAACGCGATATGCAATTAGTCATGCAAAGCAACAATAAGCTGCGGGCGGCGCTTGAGGAAATAATTCGCAAGTTTGATTATGAGGTAGCGCACGAATTGATTGAGATAGCCCGTAAGGCGCTCGCTGAGCAGGAGGGGAAATGAAAATCGAGTGTGAAGTTTTATCGGTTGAAACAACCGGCGATGGCCTAAAGATTGGCTTACAGGGCAAGCCGCCGTCTGCTGCTGAATGGCGCGATCTTGAACGTCAAGAAATTATAATTCCGGTAGCCAACGGGTCGGCCAAAACATTCTACGTCGGGCGCAGAGTGGTGATAACTGTCCGCCCTCGCTAATAAGCAGGAGGGGAAATGACAACCAAATCATTACTGACAGATCAGGAGCATCGCACCCTGATACAACAGTTAGCAGCAGAGAACGCCAAGCTGCGGGCGGCGCGACATGTCGGTCAGAAGAGGTTAATGATGACTTCAATCGAACAACGAGAACAGTGCGCCCTAATCGCCGAGTCATTAGCAAAGGGGCAGGCGGTTGAAATCGACGGCAAACAAATGTTGCTTGGCAGCATGGCGTTTAACCCATGCGATGCGCAGAAACTTACCGCCATTGCGATAGCAGCGGTTATTCGCTCGCTAAGGGGAGATTAGTTATGGCACAGCCCATTGAAATTCCCCGCATTGATGTGCTGCCGGTTCTGGATGACCGGAAAATGGTTCTGTTGTTTGACTTGTGGGTAGCCGGGAAATGGGTGGGTTCGCGCCGCACCGTCGAGCAATGCAAGGATTGGCTTTCCTATTTGTGCGGGGCGCCGATTGAGGCTTGTCCCGGCACAGCTTGGTAATGAAGGATTAACGACATGGAATCGCGCGCCTCGGCGGCTTTCAGGGGCTGGAGAAGTGAAATGATAAATCATCCAAACCGGAGCAAGAAGAACAGCGAGCGAGCCGTCGTGGTTACGACAAGCCACCGGGGCGTGTTCTTCGGATATGCCCACGACGTTGACGGGGCGATCATCAAGCTCCGTGCGGCACGAAACTGCATCTATTGGTCGTCAACCATCAAGGGCTTTATGGGGCTTGCCGCCACCGGCCCGAATAAGGATTGCAAGGTCGGTCCCGCCACCGACATTTCGCTCCGTGATATTACGAGCGTGATGGAGTGCTCCCCGCAGGCTATCCAAGCCTGGGAGGATGCGCCATGGAAGTAACGGTATTGCGAGGCGAGCCAAGTAAGCTCTCCGGCTACGGCGACGGCTCCGGCGACGGCTACGGCGACGGCTACGGCGACGGCTCCGGCGACGGCTCCGGCTACGGCGACGGCTACGGCTACGGCGACGGCTCCGGCT